TCTTGTCGTTCCACCCGTACCTCATCATGCTCTCGCTCATGTGCCAGCAGCCGAACTGAGAGCACCATTCCTCCAGCTCGGACTTTATCTCCTCGTCGCTCCAGTCCTTGGGGACCGAGACGAACTCACTGCGATCCGTGCCCCGGGTGCTGCGTATCCAGAACTCCAGCTTCCTCTTCCCGCCAGTCGGCGGGCAATAGTGCATCGGCATGGCTTCCTCCCTACCAGTCCTTCTCCCTGTAGACGTCGCGGTCGTCGAGAAGACGCCAGAAGACCGTCCCGGGCTTGGCCATCGCCGCCTCGATGTCGTCGGCGTTCCCCGTCTCGCTGGAATAGTCCTTCAGGCAATGGGCGCTGATGCCGGTGATGCGGGAGAACTCGGCCCTGGACCTGACCGCCGCCATGATCATGACCTGCTTCCCGTTGCGGAAGTCGTCGGTGCACAGCACTTTCCTCCCGATGCAGTAGGGGCAGGGGACGGGCCTCGTCAGGGGGCCATAGGGGATGCCCGTGGCACCCTCGTACCTTCCCTTTCCGTCGCATTCCGTGCAGGGCTTCTTCATGCCCGTCCCTCGTTCTTGTCCAGGAGCTCCGACAGCTTCTCGTACGTCCAGTAGACTTCAGAGTAGCCGCACGAATGGCCGTCGTCCCATGCTATCTCGAACAGCCGGTCCCTTTTCGGGTGGAATTTCAGCCCGAACTTCTTCTCCAGGTCCGCCTTGAACAGCAGCCTGAGGCGGTAGTCCTCGGCCCGGTAGGCGTCCCGGGAGACGTTCTTGTACACAAGCTTGTTTTCGTACTTCTTGAGGTCCAGCATCGGGCGTCACCTTTCCTTTCCACCTATAGAATACACGATGCTACACGGAATTTCCAGGGATTCTGCTTTCCTTTTCCTAAGCAGGGGAACATGGTAACGGAGCTGCTCGTCCTCAATTCGAGCTACGTCGGGAGCCGCGACCTCTGGTGGGTCGACGACCCCGAGGCGACCAAGGGCTACCACGTCTACAGGGCCCACGACTATCCGGCGAACTGGCGGAAGCTCAACCCCGGCGCTTGGAAAGGCCACTTCTGGAGGGACCAAGCGGCCCTGGAGGAAGTCCGGTACCAGGTCAAGGACTCGGACTGGGTGGACAGGGGGAAACTGGGCAAGTGGGGGTTCAGGCTCCCGGACGCGCCCTACGCCGACGTCGTGGCGGCGAGGCCCGTCCTGGCCACCAGCCCCGACGACGTGTCCGTGACGGTCACCGACATCTCCAACGTCTCCACCGTCCTGAGGCCGGTGGCCGTCGTCCCCCTGGACCAGACCGTCTGGCTGCCGGCCGACAACTCCCTGCCCGCTGGCGGGGCGGTGAGCGACCAGGCCGAAATTTATACGGACGACGTGAATAGGGTCGACTACTCGGCGATCCAGAGCTTCGTCGCCGCCTACAAGCGGCTGGCCAACTACGTCGACATCTACGCCGCGATGGACAGGACTTTCTACACCGTCGTGGGCGTCGGGGACCACGGGGAGCTGCACCCCCCGGGGGCCAAGGGGACCAAGGTAGTCAGCACCATGGAGGTGGACGCCATCACATGGGAGTACGCCGAGATGGTCAACCGCAACCAATGGATATTCGAGCAGACGGGGGAGCCCGCCTACCTCCTGTTCCGCAGGACCAGGGGGGAGCCCTGCGGGTGCGTCCGTCCGCAGGCTGGGCTGGGGGCCCCGAGGCACGGGTGCAGGTCGTGCTTCGAGACGGGCATAGCCGGGGGCTACTACGGGCCCTACGACGTGCTGTACGTGCCCCCCGACACCGCCCTGGTCAGGGAGCTGGACGAGGGGGGCGGCATCAAGGCCACCAGGGAAAGCCGCAGCTACCTCACCAACACCCCCATCGTCCAGGACGGCGACCTGATCGTGCGGCGCAACGGGGAGCGCCTCGTGATACACGGCGCGACGTACAAGAACCCGAGGGGCATCCTGCTCCAGCAGGACTTCGGGACGGAGCTGCTCAAGCCGGGCGACACCCGCTACCTCATCCCGCTGAACACCGGCCTGCCCACCCTCTACAACCCCGTGATCCGGGACAACCCGTTCCAGGGCATCGGGCCGAACGACCTCAAAGGCGACGGGGAGCCGGTCTTCGACGCGAGGGAGCAGCCGGACAAGCCCTGGGAGAACGACGTCAAGGTGCCCATCGGCAGGACGATGACGTTCGGGAGGATAGAGGCGTAAAATGGACTATGTCTGCCCGATATGCAAGAGGGAGATGAAGACGAGGAAGTACGACGGCCTCCGCCAGGACGGGATGGACTCGGTCGAATGCTTGGCCCCGGGGTGCGGGTACTTCGACTACTTCGACCCGGGCGACCCCGTGGTGCTCGACTACTACCGGCCGGAAAGCCCCAGGTTCCACAGGTTCGAGGCCCGCGCATGAGGTACCTCTACCACTGCACCCCCGCCGACCGGATGCCCAGCATCCAGAAGATCGGCCTCCGGCCTTCGGAGGACTCGAACTGGGGAGGGGAATTCGAGGCATCGTCGCTCGGGAGGGTGTTCCTTGCCGACACGCCGGAGCATGCCTACTATTTCGGGGAGATCATCTTTCGGGAAAACCTGCGGGGCCTCGGGGTGGCGTTCCCGCCGGTCGTCCTCAGGACAAGGGCCCCTCGGGATGCCGTAAGGAGCGCCGAGGACGAGCACGAATTTTCCGTGGAAAGGGAAATCCCCCCGCAGGAGATCGACGTCCTGTGGCACGGCTGGAGGCCCATTGGGAGCGCGACGCCCGACTGGGAGGACATGGGGTACAGGCTGAACGATGACGAGGGCGTCTACGAGGACTGGGAGGGCACCCCCTTCGACAGCATGGAGGAGGTGCTTGCGGACGCCAAGGGCACCTTCCTGTCCCCCGCCTCGGCATCCCCGAAGAAAGGCGGCACCATGCCAAAGGATCACGCAAGGGAACGAGGGGCGGCGAAGGTCATCGTGGCGGTGACGCATTCCAGGGTCCTCCTGGCCATGCCGTGCATCTTGTCCGATGGCGACCCCAGGACCATCCCGCAGGTCGGGGGGGCCAAGGTGGGGGAGATCCTGGAGGTCCAGAAGAACGGGGGGAAGTGGGTCATGAGGACGTTCCAGGAGGCCTCCGACCCGGGGGAGGAGGACGGCTACGGGACGAGGCCCACCGTGTTCTTCGTGCGGCACGGGCACACGCCCTTCAACTCCACGACCGGGGACTCCCTGGACGGAAAGATCAGGGGGTACCTCGACATACCCCTGGACGACGAGGGAAGGAAGCAGGCCGCGGAGGTGGCGGAGAAGTTCGAGGGCATGCCCGTCTCGGAGCTATGGTCGTCGGACCTGGGAAGGGCGACGGAGACCGCCAAGGAGATATCGGAGGTCACGGGAAGGCCGGTGCGCCCCACGAAGGCCCTGCGTCCCTGCGACTGGGGGGACATGAACGGCAAGGTGGTCAGGGACTGCATCAAGAAGATGGAGGAGCTGCAGGAAAGCCTGGACGTCCCCGCCCCGGGGGGCGAGACGTTCGGGGGGTTCTACCGGAGGGCCAAGCAGGGGGTCGAGATGCTCCTGGCCAGGGCGGAGGGCGGGACGGAAACCGACTACCCAAGCCTTAAGGGAGGGATCAGCATGGACGCAAAAGAGCTTAGCGAGGATTTGGCAAAGACGGCCGGGATACTGTGCGAGATGGAGCCGAACGCCGACCAGGGGCTCCAGGCCATCGTGGGGGACCCGGACGACGTGCGGACGTCGACCTTCGTCCAGTTCAAGCCCAACCCCGGCACCATGCAGCTCCCCAACCCCCTGTCCCCCGTGGAGGGCGACGACATCTTCTTCGCCTACATGATCCCCGGCGCGAAGTTCCAGGCGCACGACGGAACCCAATGGAACATCATGACCTACGGTGCCCCGGACCAGATCGAGATCGAGAACGTATGGTATCCCCGGGAGCACGCAATCGTGGCCATAGGGGACATCCGGCGCAGCATCGACCAGTGGATCGAGCCCGTGCAGCAGTACGTCCCGGCCCCGCCTCCGGGGGTGGACTACTCCTCCCTGCCCGTCAAGGTGATGGACAAGGAAGACAACGTGGGGGACATCGACCAGAGGACGGACTCGGGGGCGTCCACCCAGACCGGCGGATGGTAGGAAAGGAAGGATCGCCATGCTATTATTGCTCATCATCCTCATCCTGTTGTTCGGCGGAGGCTTCGGCTACTACGGCTGGGGCCCACGCCCCGGTGGGCCGAGATACGACTACGGCTACGGCGGGGGCTTCGGGCTAATATTGCTCATCATCCTGCTGTGGCTTTTGCTCGGCAACACGTCGAGCTGCAACGGACGGCGCATCACCATAGGCTCCAACGCGGGCAGCGCCACGACGGCGCTCGTCTAGGCGGCCTGCCTGGGGACTCGAAGGAGGCTCGACATGACGGCCATATTGCTCAGCGTATTCATAGCCCTGGTGGGGCTCCTGATATACGGCTTTACCAGGAACGCCAAGCTGGGATGGGTCGGCCAGACGATGTTCTGGTGCGGCCTTCTGGTCAGCCTGCTGAAGTTCCAGGACACCATGATCCACTTTGGGGGCCGGTAGAAAAACCTGGCCGAATCCAGTATTATCCCACGACAGAAAGGCACGGAGGTGCACAATGGTGGTAACAGTTGGGGTGGGAGCAGTCTGCCTGGTCGTGGGGTTCGCCTGCGGCCGGATCAAGAACGCCAAGAAGCTGGCCGACATCAAGGCGTACGCGGAAGCGGCGGAAAAGAACCTCGAAACGGACGGCAAGAAGGTCCTGACCGACATCAAGGCGAAGCTGTAGGAAGCCAGCAAGGACCCCGGCACGGTTCCCGCCTATGCATTCCTAAGTAGGGGGAACCGTGCTCGATCTCACTGGAAGCAATCTCATATCCTACATCCGCCGGATCATCGAGGACGCGATAAGCCGCAGTCCGCGCTTCAGGAGCACCCTCGGGAAGGTCGCCACCCAGTACAGCAACATCCTCCAGTTCCAGGACGCCCAGGTCACCATCAAGGACGTGGCCTCGGCGGGAAACCGCCTCTCGCCCGACTACTTCCTGTGCAAGACGTACGGCAGGGCCATCCTGGCCAAGGTCCAGGACCACGAGGGGCAGTTCGTGGAATGGCTCCAGGAGATAGACCCGACGAGGGCCGCCCCGCCGCCCGGGGTCTACTACCTGAACGTGGACTCGGTGGACGAGCAGACCAACGACGTGGGGCTGGGCGTCCAGACCTACCAGTGGACGGAGGGCAAGGTGGTGAACGCCCAGGGGTCCGTGGCGTACCTGGCCCCCTGGGTGGACGGGACCGCCCTCGAAGCAAGCATCCCCGGCTCCCCGCCCGTGATCCTGACGACGGCGGTGGGGACGGGCGACGCCCCCCCGGACGTGGACGTCCTGCTCTTCCCCCACTTCCTCTACCTCCTGACCCCCACCCCGGCGGGCCTGGAGCTGTACACGCTGGGCTCCCCGCCCGTCGCCCTCGTCCCCATGCAGGACTACTGGTACCAGCAAAAGGCAAACGTAATCATCGTCCAGAGCACCGTGGGAGGAAAGGAGGTGGCGAACCTCCCAGGCGACTTCCTGTCCTTCGTCCTGGTGGACCAGACGGGATACGAGCTCCGGCCCGGGATAGACTACACGTGGTACGCCACGAACGGATGGATAGAGCTTTCGCAATGGACCCCGCCGGGCCAGACCGTCATAGCCCGCCTGACGGTCAAGGCCGACCCCTCGACGGTGCCGGGGACCAATCCCGAGAACGTACTGGCCATGAACCTGGGGCCGGGGAAAACGCCCGCCCAGGTGTTCATCCACACGCAGTCCGCGACCTACACCAGCGTCTCGCCGGAGCCGGACGGGACCGTCGTCCTCCCCGTCCTCCTGACGCCGGGGCAGTCGTGCCGCTGGGAGGCCAGGACGGACGGGGGGGAGCGCCGGGCCACGGCGAAGAAGTTCAACCTGAACGACAACGTCGTCATGCCGGGTCTCAGGGTGGCGATAGGGGACAACGTGACCGTGGGGGACCAGGTGGCGGTGATCGTGTCGCCCCAGGTCTGCGAAACCTACGAGGTGTACGGGTCCAAGGATAACCTGGACTTCACCATCGACGTGAGGTCCAACGACCTCCAGACGTCGTCCGACCTGAGCGAGATGCTCAAGCAGCAGCTCCTGGTGATGCGCCGGACCAACATGGAGGCGGACGGGGTGACGATCTTCGAGGCAAGGCGGACCTACCACGGCACCCAGCGCGACGCCTCGGGCACCGCCCCGCAGTTCGTCTACACGATAGGGATAACGGCCATGGCGGACTGGAAGGTGTTCGTCCCCCTCGTCACCCGTTTGATGCACCTGGAGATAACGGAGTCCGCCTACGCCTACGCCCCGACCGGGAGGCTGAGCCTCCAGCCCAGGACCAGGGCCTTCGGCGTTACAAAATTTATCCAATCATATTCATAGAAAAACAACTTCCTCTTGCTTAAACAGGAGGGAGTTATGTTCATCTACCTCATCGTCAACCGCGAGACCGGGAAGTACTACATCGGTCAGCACAAAGGCAACAACCTAAAGAAGTACCTCCAGCAGAAGTTCCACCATGCCCAAAGAGGGATATCCGAGAACTCCCGCTTGTTCCGTTCAATGAGGGCACATCCCGATCCCTCCATCTGGTCCATCCACGCCCTCCGTTCCGACATCCAGACAAGGGAGGAGCTCGACCAGATCGAGCGAGATTTCATCAAATTCCTCAAAGCACAGGACCCCGGATACGGCTACAACATCTGCCGGGGAGGAGAGGGGTTCACGGGGCCGCATACGGAGGAGACCAAGAAAAAATTATCGGCTTCCATCAGAGAAGGCATGTCAACAACCGCATACCGCCAAAAAAGGTCCCGTCTTTCAAGAGAGATGTGGCAACGACCGGGGTATAGGGAAGACCACATTACGAAAATGAAAGAGACACTCGCCAGTCCTGATAAGCGTGCCGAAAAAGCTAGGATCAGCAAAGAACTATGGCTCAATAATCAGGAGAGAAGGGCTAAGCAATCGCAATTTGATAGAATAGCGTGGTCCGATCCCGAGAAGCGTGCCAAAAGAATTGATGCCATAAAGAAAGGCCACGCCAACCCTACCACCCGTGCCAAATGCAGTGAGGCCTCTCGACAAAGATGGCTAGACCCAGCATGTCGTGTCAGAATGACACAAAGCAGAAAATCCCGACGAATTGACTTGGCTGGGCGGAGTTTTGGGCTATGGAAGGTGCTGCATTTTGCGGGAACGATGGGTAAAGAGTCAATGTGGTGGGCGGAATGCCAAGGCGGGTGTCGAATTCAAAAAGCCGTCGCTGGCAGTTCGTTGAGGGGTGGCACTTCAAGAAGCTGCGGGTATGCTTGGCTTCATCCTTAGCCCCTATTCCAGGAACTCCAGGAGCACCTTCTCGGCCTCCTCGACGGTGGGATAGCCGAACAGGGGGGTGGCGGACCTCAGCGCCGCCCATTCCTTGCCCGACTCCTTGCCCACTTGGAGCTCGATGCTCTTCCTGACCTGGTCCCCGACGAGGAACTCGGCAAGCCTCTTGATGAATATCCTCTTTCTCTCCACTTTGCTGGACATGTCCGTTCCTTTCCGCTTCAGGAAGGAATGCTAGATTCCACTTCCGGCCTCTGCCTTTGCTTCTTCCTTTGCCTCGTCCTTGGCATTGGCGAGGCAGTTTTCGCAGGGGTCTATGTTGAGCCTCCGGTTGAAGCTGTTGTAGTGCCTGGTTTCCTCGAACTCCCCGTCCAGTATGGCGTCGCACTTGGCGCACCGGAGGTCGATGTCCAGCTCCACCTCTGCGTGCTCGGTCTTGATCGTCATGGTCCCCCCTCTTCACAATATTTCCTTGCGACCTCCCTGCCGAACGCCTCGTCCAACCTCCTGAGGTAGGCGAGGGTCTTTATCTTCGCCATCCACCCGTCGCCCTTGGCCACGACCCCCTCGACGACCGGGTAGGCCCCGTTGCGGACGTCGTTGATGAACTGCCTCCCCATGTTCCCCTGGTAGACAACCTCGGCGGCAAAGGGCAGGCCGCCGAAGGTCTCGACGAATTGCCGGGGGGCCATGATGCCCCGCTTGTAGAGGCATACGTCGATGAGCCTGAGCTCCTTCGGCTCGTCCAGCTTGTGGATGCCCGCGAACGACGAGGGGCCGAAGAACTCGGTGAATGCCGTGACGCGCTGGACGCCCCACTCCGCCTCCCGGCACCTGCGGACCACCTCGTCCCCCATGCCGCCGAGGAACAGGGGGATGGCCTGCCCATAGAGGGGGTCGGAGGCATCGAACAGCTCGGTCCGGGTGCCGAACTTGTGCCATCCCCGCTTGGAGGACCACTCCCACCGGAGGTTGGAGCCGTCGTACTTGACGAAGGCTATGCACGGCACTCCCAGCGGGGCGCGGGCGCTGCCCGGTATCTCGGGGTACTGCTTCACGAGAGCACCACGATGCACGCCACTACCACCAGGACGATCATGAATATGCTGAGGAAAACCCCGCTCATGGTCCTTGCGTCGCCGGAAGCAAACTTGTAGGCGGGATGGTCGGCGTACGTCTTCTTCCTGGAGTACCATGGCCCCTCCACGGTGGCGAGCACCCGGTACCCTATGAACAACCGCTTGTAGAGATGGAACCACACGCCCAGCCCTATTATCAGGAACGGAATGCCGAGGCCGATGCGGAGTGCGTCCCCCCCGATTATCTTCCAGGCGATCATCACCATGACGAAGGTCCCCACCCTGGTCGCCCCGAACTTGTTTGTCGTGTCCACCACGGCGTCGAGGCCTTCCTTCGTGGCGATGCCGATCTCCTTGCCGATGCCTATCCATTGGTTGAACTCGGCCGGTGCCTGGTGCGCAAGCCCCTCCGCCGAGACGTACCGCTTCGGGACCGTCACCAGGGTGTCCAGGTCGTTGGCTCCCTGCGGGAACGCCATGGCGGCGGCCAGCAGGACGAGAATCGGGAACAGAAACAGCGTTTTCATTGGTTTTCTCCTCTCCGTTTTTTCCATGTGCTACTCCTCTTCCGTATACCTGTCGAAGCTGGCGGCCAGCTTGCGCACCTCTTCGAGCGTGTAGGACTTCAATATCCTCCCGTCCTCGAACACCGTGTGCAGGAGGTTCCCGGCCTCGTTGTTCTTCCATCCGTGCTGGGCCACGCGAAAGTCCTCTTTGCCATGCATGAGGAGGTCGAACCGGCCCCCGATGGACGCCTTGCCCGGGTCCGCCGTGGTGGTTTTGTACACGTCGAACCATTCGCCGCCGCGCCTTACCGCCGAGCACTTGATTGCGAAGCGCATCGTGTCGCGGTTCTGCTGCTGGAGGAGCGCGCCGCCCATGCCATAGCCCCAGTTGTCCATGGACCACCCGGCCCGGGTGAGGTGCGAGTTGATGCGGAGGATGTTCTGGTAGTTGACGCCGTCCCCCTGGATGACCCTGACCTTCGGGTTCAGCACCCTCCATCCCTTCTGGTTGGTGTCGAACCCGAACTTCTCCGCCAGGGCGTTGAAGATGTCCTCAATCACCACGCAGGGGTCGCCGGAATCCGGGCGCAGGACGACGGTGCCGTTCCTTTGCAGGACTTTGTCCCGCAGCTTGCCCCCGAAGATTTCCGACACCGCATGGTGGGCGTCGTAGCTGTCGACGACGCATGCCGCCAGGGGCGTGGGGCTCCTGCCCAGCATGTTGGCATATGCCTCGGCCTCGTGCGCCTCCCCCCAGGACGTGACGGTCGAGTGCTCCATCGCGGGGATGGAGAATCCCGCCATGGGGGCAGCGTAGTACCCCCGCAGGAGGGCGAGCGCCGCCATGGTGTCGGTACCAAGGAAGTTGACCAAGTGCGCCGCCCCGCCGATGGCTGCGGTCTCCTCCGAAGACACCCCCCGGTAGCCGAAGTCATGCAGCTTAAAGGGCAGGAGGGCGGGGTCGCCGGTGCGGACGAGGTCCTTGCCGATGGCCTGCTTGATCTCGAAGGAAAGGGTCCCGACCGTGATCGGATACCACACCTTGAGCAATAGGGTCTCCGCCCAGTTGGTGAGCCATGGGAACTCGGGATTCGTGTTCTCGACGGTCATGAGGACGTTCTTGACCGGCACCACCATGCCCTCCGGCACCGCCCTTACGCGGAGCGGCAGGCTGCCGTCGTGCTTCTCCAGGAGGCGCATCCAGCCTTCCCGGTTGAACACCCGGTAGTCCCCGAAGTGCTCCTTGGCCAGCTCGCTTGCCTCGTTGACGTCGCTCCTGTTGAAGACCTCCCCCTCGAAGTATGCCTTGAGGATGTACTGGAGCCCGAAGAACAGGGTGTGCTTCCAGAAGCCGCCCCGGGACATCAGGTATGAATAGACGTGCTCGACGTCCGGGGGGTACTGGAACCAGTGCGACAGCTTGTAGCTGTCGGTCCTGAGCAACGGATTGATCCAAAGCCTTTTCGGCATGCCTTCCTCCTCGTCTTTATGCCCCCGTCCGCGGGGTCAAATCCTGTCCCGCGAGTCGTCCCAGGGGTCGCCGGACGCCACCAGGTCTTGGATGTCCTTCTCGATGGCGTCCAGGCGCTTCTGTTCTTCCGGCACAAGCCCGCCCTTCTCGGCTTGTCTTTCCAGGACTCTCTTTGACGCCTGGAGCGACTCCAGGCGGTTGTGCGCTGCCCTTGCCAATATGCCCATTTCAGTCTCCTTCTTCCGTTCCGATGAATTGCCCGCCTAGGGCCCTGCGGGCCGAGGCATGGAGCATCTCGAACAGGGGCTTGTGCTCCTCCTCGATGTCCGCCTCCGTCACCGCAGCAAGGTCGAACCACCGGCATTCGGCGAGGTCGTCGGCGGCCCTGCCGCCCAGGGTCGTGGACCATGCGACGAAGAACAGGGTCTTCATGCCCTCGGACTTCTCCGCCTTCCAGCGCCAGCTCTCTATCCGCGAGGAGCCGACGTACCCGATGCCCGACACGTCCAGTCCCGTCTCCTCGAAGGCCTCGTCCTTGACGTCCTGCTCGAAGGTGGGGGTGAGGGGCTTGGCATGTCCCCCGACGAACCTCCATCCGACGTCCTCGGCCTTCTTCCCGAGCAGGATGGATACCCCGCCGTCCCCCCTGGCATGCAGGATGGCGACGTCGACCGTGGTGATGCAGCGGGGGTATAGCTGGTTCATGGCATAGATGACGCCCGCCCGGAACTTGGGGTCCTCCATGACCTCGTTGGTCAGCTTCTCCCGGATGTCCGTGGCCGAAAGGGACGTCGGGACCTCGACGTCCAGCTCCTTGACCCCGTGCCTGCCGTGGTAGAACGGGGCGAAGCTTTCCCTGGAACCGTACAGCACGATCTCGGCTGGCACGCCGCCCACGGCATCGTCGATGCGGGCGTCCAGCTCGGTGCTCCATTCCTCGTCCGTCTTCTTGTCCTGGAGGGGGAGGACGGTGAAGTCCGGGAACTTGGCCTGCACCATCTTCCTGCGGGTCTCGAAGTCCAGCGGATCGTGCCGGGTGGGCCCGACCTTGGTGCATCCCAGGAACACGATGACGCGGCTGTGCCGCCCGCGGACCACGCGGAACAGCTCCATGTGCCCGTCGTGCAGCTCGTGGACCTGGAAGCGGCCGACCACCACGCCGAAAGACGGCTTATTCATGCGGCCTCCGTCGCTTTTGCGTTCTGGGGGCCTCGGGCAAATCGGCCCAGTGCGAGACCTCTTCCTCATAGAAGGTCGAGCCCTGCAGGGATACGAATACGGGAAGATTGTAAGCGTTCAAGAAATACCTGCCAGCGCAAACGGTATGTCGCTTGTTGTTGCTAGGAACGTTGAAAAGCACTGGGGCGTAGCCGCTGCCGACCTGGATTTCAGGCTTGCCTTCCTTGAGCGTCCTCCAATGTATTTGAACGGTAGTCATTCCACCCTCCGTCCGTTGCCGATGATTTCGTATTCGATCAGTTCCTTGGTGCCGTGCTGCGGAAGGACGGCGAACTCCCTTACGGCCTTGTCCCTTTCCATGACGAAGCCGTAATCGGCGACGCCCCAGTAGCCCTCCCCGCCGTCCCCGTGGCCCGGCATCCAGTCCACCCAGGGTGGCCCTTTGAACATGAACACGTCCACTTCGTTCCTTACTGCTCCGGTCCCGACCCACAGCTTCATGATTTGCTCCCTTCCTGGGGCGGTATGCGCCCGTAGGAAAATTCTATCCCGGCATATTCCTCGGGGTTCGCCAGCACCACCCTGAGGCCGCGATCCAGGCCGCGCTGGTCGATGGGATACATGCCGTGGATGCCGTTGTGGACCTGGACATACGAACCCACGTACGAGTTTCCCGGCCATCGTTCGAGGATTTCCCGCTCAAGGAGGTGGAACAGCCACTCCCCGCAGTACGCATGGTGGACCCTGACGACCTTGCCGAAGGACGGCCTGAGGTCCTCGACCTTCTTTATCTCCAAGCCAACGTCCATCGCCTGCATTATACACCCTTCCGTGTATGAATTCGTGCAATTCCGGCAGTGGGGACGCTTCCGTGCATTCAGTCCTTGAAGCCCACGGGCGACGCATCTTCGTTGTTCTTGGGCTTTACCCTCATGGCCTTGAGCCTCTCCAGCGTCTCGCCGAACGACCGGTCGAGGCATTGCGTCGCCGCGACGACCTCCCGCAGGTGCGCCACGCTGAGGCCCTCCGTCTCCTTTGCCCACGTCCGGATCGTTTCCTCGGGCACCCTCCCCTTGAGGATGTGCTCGAAATACTTGACCCTTGCCCGTTCGTCCGGCATGCGGACCTTGATGACCTCGTCGAACCGGCTGGGCCGGTTGACGATCCTCGGGCCCAGGAGGCCGGGATAGTTGGTGGTGGCGAGGTACACGACGTTGTTCACTTGGTCCTCCCCGTCCAGGAGGGCAAGGAGGCTGTGCTCCCCATAGGCGGAGATGAGCTCCTCGATGTCCTCTATGACGATGATGAGCGGGCGGGAGGGCTCGATTTTGCGGAGGATGCTGAGGGCCTTGCTGCACATCTTCGGGTTGTCGCACAGGACGACTATCCCGCCTCGGGACACGAGCTTCCGCATCAGGATGCTCACGGCGACGGTCTTCCCGGATCCCGCGGGGCCCCAGAGGAGGATGCCCCGCTTGAACAGGATGCCCCTTTCTTCGAAGCGGTGCTTCGACTCCCAGAACTTCTCGATGGACCCCACCACCCTGGCGGTGACGGTCTCCCCGAGGTCGATGATGGCGTCCGTGAGGGGGTTGGACTTGACGAAGAGGAGCATCCCGTCCGGGGTCCTGTCCAGCTTGTACACGTCCGGGGGCAGGGAGCCCTCGGTGTGCGAGGCGGCCGAGAATGCCCCGTTGGAAAGGACCTGCCACTGGCAGTAGCTGTACGGCCATTCGTTTTTGGGCCTCCCTTCCGGGGCGTCGCCGGTGGCCGGACCGTCGTTCTGCGCGATGGTCCGGTTGGGACGGTCTGGCTTCTCGTCCAGCAGCTCCTGAAGTTCCTGCATGTCGTCTGCCATTGTGTGTCCTCCGGACTACTTGTTGAACAGGTTGAGCTCCGGTGCCCGCTTGGTGTCGAAGTCCTGCTCCGTCTTGGTGCTGGTCACGATGTCGTACTTCGACAGGTCGATGTGCGGGTAGTGGGCGACCAGGTTGTAGAAGCGCCCGTGCATGGTGCCGGTCAGGAGGTTCTGGTACTCCTGCTTCCTGGACACCAGCTCGGTCTGCGCCTGGGCGAACTGGTTGTGGAATATCTCCACGGCCTGCTGGATGTCCCTGTACACCGAGGCGTCGATGGTCGGGTTCTGCTCCTTGATGAACTGGAGCAGCGCCTGGGAGCCGTTGGGGCCGTAGCGCCCCTTCATGACCCCGTCGTAGACGTCCTTCATCTGCCCTATGTACTCCTTGGGCACCTGGGCCTTCTCCATGACCGTCTTCCAGCCGTTGTCGTACACGTTCTTGTTGTTGGTCCAGGCGGCCACGATGCCGTTCTCGGACCGGTTGGCCTCGTTTCCAAAGTTGACGTATCCGAACGCCAGGGAGGTCGCAAGCAAGACGGCAATCCCGACAATGATCCCGACGATTGTAAGCACGGTGATGGCTGTTTTCGACATAGTTTTCTCCCTCAATAGTAGCGATGGTAGCTACGGTAGTGGCCGCAGCCGCCGCAGTAGTCCCCGCGCAGGTTGGCGGACGCGAAGGCCGTCGCCAGCACGGTGACGCACTCCAGGAACAGTATGATGCCCAGGGCCCGGCCCCCCGGCTGGTGGCTGGCCGCGAGGTACTTGAGGTCCCTCATGTGGCGGCGCTCGAACCTGCCCTGGACCTCCTTGCGCACGGCCCCCATGATGTCGTCCCTCCGGTCGAGGGTGCCTATGGCCTGTATGTCGTCCCGCAGCACCACCTTGAGGTCCTCGGCGGTGGACCACGACACGATGCGCACCCATGAAATCTTGGGATAGCGGGTGGTGCCGATCAGGACTATGAGGTCGTTCTTCTTGCCCCCGACCCATTCCTTTTCGAGGGCGTACTGGTAGCGGGGATCGTCCGTGAACGCCAGGACGACGATGACGTTGACCTGCTTGGCGGCCCCCAGGTCGGCATTCAGCCTGTCCAGAAGCCATTGCCAATCCTTCTCGCCCCGCACGGGCACCGCCCCGCCCAGGAGGAACCGGTTGCACCGGTAGTAGTCGTAGACCTCGCCCGGGTACGGGGGCACGAGGCCCGAGAAGCCCTCGGGGGCGTCGTGGTGGAGCAGGATGCTGTCCGTGGCGGCCAGGAGGTAGTTGGTGAACTCACGAGTCTCGGCGGTTGGTTCGCCGACGTAGGCGGCGTCCCATCGGGGGGGCTCCAGGAGCCCCTGGCGGTCGGCGGTGGGTATACCGACGACCTTGCCAGTGGAGAAGTGCAGGTTCCAGTCCACGTCGTAGAAATGCTCGTAGCAGGTCTGGCAGTGCGAATGCCCGTCTTTGTCGGTGTGGCAATTGCAGTCATAGGAATGGCGGCATGAAACCACATCGCGAGTCTTGGCGACAATGCACCCGTTCCATATCTCGGTATCGGACGTCGCACTCCAGAACTCAACGGCCAGGCCGCCGAGCGAGAGGAGCACGCAGGCCCCCACGGCAACCAGGAACGCCGCGATGCCGAACCTCTTGTCGACCGCCCGCGCCATCAGGCACAGGATGATCGGGACGATCAGGAGCAGGGCAAGGTACATGCATCCTCCCTTTTCTTCTTTTTGGGGATGGGCCCCTTGTCCTTCGCCCAGTCCTTGAGGTCCTGGAGGGTGAACCACCCGAAGTTGTTCTTCTGCTGCTCCATCGGGTTGAGCCAGAACGAGAGCTCGCCGTCGCTGCGTATCTGCGGGGAGAGGGAGAAATACCTCTTGCCCTTCTTTGCCAGGAGCTTCTCGATGCCGCTCTCCCTCAGCTTCTTCTGGGCTTGGTTGCGATCCAGGTCGTTCTTTTCCCATTCCTTCCCTATGTTCGCGGGGATGCGGCTGGCTATGCCCAGGAGGAGGCTGGACCCCATGAAGTCCGTATGCAGGCAGACGATGGCGTCCATTTCCTTGAAGTGTTTGAACACCTCCTGGAGGGCGTCCGCCTCGGAGGCGACGTTGGAGGTGACCATGAAGGACTCCTCGTCCCATGCGGCCACGAGGCCGTGCCGGGCCTCGTCCAGCCGGAGGACCTGCCAGTAGTGGGCGGCGACGTTGTCCTTTTCGTACTCGACGTCGAACGGGGTGGCCATGAGGATGCCCTTCCTGCTGCCCTTGCCCACCCACGAAAGCCCCTTCGGGACCACGGACGCCTTCCTGCGGGCGACGCCCATCTCGTCGCCAGCGGGGATCCCGAAGGCCGAGAGCAGGCGTCGGATTCCGTGCTCGTGCTCGGAGCAGAAGTCGTACCCGAGGAAGACGCCCCAGACGCGATCGGGGCCCGTCTCGCTTTCCTCGTAGGCGATGCATGCCTTGGAAGTGGATTTTCTCATGGCTTTCCTCCTAGCTTGGCCTTGCGCCCGTCGTCAGTCCTTCCTTGCCGTGCCGTTCTTCTTGGGCACGGTGAGCCGCTCCGCGTCGAACCACCTCGGGCGGTGGGACGCGCCTCGCCGGGGGCGCTTGGCGGGACGGGGCGGAGGCGGCTCCTCCTTGAACGCCCACTCGGGGTTGGCCTCCAGGAAGTCAAAGTAAAAACTCTTCATCTCGTCGAGCCCGGCCTTGGTGTTGGAGGGGGATGCCGCTGGGCCCATGCGGTCAACCGCCGCCTTGTACAGCTCCTTGAGCCTCCGCCTGCCCACGGGTGGGATGACCCGGAAGTACTCCCACAGCAGGGCTTCTGTCCTTTGTTGGTTCAGTTCGGTCATGATGACTCCTGGAATCTTGGATTGGGGGACTCGGGGTCCCCCTGCAGCATTCGAAGCATCGCTTCCTGGCGGCGGCCCCGCTCAGGGCCCGTGCCAGGTCGCCGATCAATTCCGATTTGCCCTTGTTCCCGATGCGGCCCCGGACGACGTGCCCGCATTCCAGGGCGATCCTGGGGACCCGGACGTCGGGGTTCACGGGCGAGGGAATCGTGTACTCCCTGACCACCTTCCGCATTTTGTAGGGGATTCGCATCCTTCCTCAATGGTAGTATACCTCGGGAAGAAGGAAATGCAAGGGGATTCTGCCTCCCGTCCTTCACTCACTCGCCCAGATGGGTGGACTTTCTGAGTTCCTTTTTGGCCAAATCCCACGCTCGCCGATAATCGGAAAGCACGGCGGAATCCACCTTGTAGCCCTTCGAAAGGTTGTTTGCCTTGATCAGTTCCACCACGTCGGCCAGGTCCTGCTGCCTCCCGGCGGAAAGCTTTGCGGACAGGAGGTCGGCAAGTGTCAGGAACACGGGCACGGCAGATACCTTGATGGGCATGGGAAGGGCGACTAAGCCTCCCTTGGACACGGTGCTCCCCCCCTTCAGCAGGTCTATGGGGACCTTCGTTTCCCTGTCCGTCACGGTCATTCCGCTTCCTTGGTTCTTCCTGAACAGGCCGCTCTGCCGGAGCCGCCACATCGCATGCCCGGGGTCCGGGACGATGACGTCCACGTCGATGGTCAGCCGCGGGTACCCATGCTCCTGCACGGCGAACCCGCCGCAGACGTAGTGCGGGATGCCCCACTCGGCCAGGACGGACACCGCCTTCTTGAGGGTCGTTTCGAGCGACGTGGTGGCGGTCGCTCTGCGCAAGAATGTAGCCCTGAAATTGAGTGGCACGGATGCCTCCATCCACATTATACAGCGAAGGCGGGTCAATCCTCGATCTTTTTCCAGGCGCGGGGCCGTCCCTTGAGCAAGACACGAAGCCCCCTGGCGTGCTTACACGGGGTGCGCCTCCCCGACAGCGCCAGGACGGCCCTGAACATCGAGTCGAGGCAACTGCACACGATGGTGCAGGACCCGTTCCCCCACCCTGCCTTCCTGTCCTTGATCGCCTGGAGGTAGTAGCCCTCGGCCTCGTAGGTCAGGGAGGGCGTCGCGAACATGCGGACGGACGACTCGTCCGGGAAGTCAATCAGGATGCGGGCGGGGATTCCGATCTCCCTGTACTGGCCGGGCCTCAGGCCCGGGTAGTTCCTGGAGAACGAGGACATGGTGTGCCTCCTACTCTAAAACTGCTTCGAAAAAGTCCCCGATTGCGTCTCATTGGGGTCTATCCCGACCATGACGGCATGGGACGGGTCGATCAGATAGATTGCAAAGTTTCCAGCTCCCTGACCAAAACCCACCACCCCCCTGCCGTTTGCTTGAATGGGCTGGACAACCGTTCCGGCTGAAATTATGCCGTTGGTGCCATCATAGAATGGGCAAGACGTACCAACTGAGGAAACCACCCAAGATTCGAATGCAAAAAAGATGCTTCCACTCTCTTCGGTACGCATGATTCCTACACTAGAAAAAACCCCCGTGGGGTTGGTACCAGACACCAAAAATGCATACGTCCCATTAAGGGACGAATTAGAAAATGGTATTCCTTGCTGGAGGAAAGAGCGTCCTATGACAACGCCGCCAGCCGTATCTATCACATATGCCTCATCCGAGGATGCCATATAAAAGTCGATGGTATCGTTCCAGGAACTGCCCTGAACTGTTACTTTGCCAATCCCGTTAGAATCAATGCTATAGGAACCTGACAAGCTTTCCGCCGCAAATACCGATCCACCTCCACTTATATCTGCTATCCCACTTATACCTCCGCTCCCGTCAAACACGACCCTTCCGACTTCCTGTATGGCTCCGTAATCCTCCAATCCGGAGAGCACGAACACATAGCTTCCCGCCAAGGAAGATGTCGAAAACGTTCCTTGCTGTTTCTCCGCCCATCCAGTTAGCTGGTCCCCAACAGAATCATTTGAAACAATCGCCAGCTTGTTGGCCGAAATCGGATAAAAGGCGAAAGAGGACGTTCCCAAAGAGCTGTTTGTGGTTATCGTTCCCTGCCCATTGTTATAGGTCGCTGTCCCCAAAAAGGAGGCCTTGGACAGGCTTGCCAATCCGGTTCCTTCGACGAAATCCTCGGAGCCCGACACAGTACCATGTTGATCGACAGAAAGTATCCCTACCGCGGCAGCCACAGTCCATGGTTGTACATGTCCGTTGAAACTGAATACCCAGCTTCCGGAGAACGAGGCAAGGTCAAGGTTTGCTATCTCGTCTTGTTTGACGAATTTCCCAATGCCCTTGACGCCCCAGCCAAGCGTAACGAGGCGTCCGGACCCAGCCTCATCTAACGAGAAATATAGGTCAATGCCCCCATCAGTGGAGATATGTCCGTCTCCTCCGGAGTCCACTTGATAGGTTCCCGTAAAGTTGTTCCCGTTTCCCCACCCCCAAGCCACTCCTATGCCAGTAACATTGCCGTTACCATCAGATGTCATTTTTCCCACGAAGGAATATTCAGTCGCATTATCATCATGAAATTCCAGCACGTAGACTCCAGCAAGACTTGCGTTAGATGGGGTGGAAACCACGGTCACTATCGTGCTGCCAACCTTAGTTGCATCTTCCGTTGATGTAGCAGTGATGGTCACCGTATTGGCTGTGACGGGTGCGGTGAACAACCCCGAAGAATTGATCGTCCCCGCGCTTGCGGACCATGTGACGGTCGAGCTGTAGGTCCCCGTTCCCGTGACCGTCGCCGTGCATTGCGAGGTCTGCCCGGTTTCGACTGAGGCGGGAGTGCAGGAGACGGAGACAGAGGTGACAACCGGCAAGATGGTCAACACAAAGCTCTGGACCGCATTGGGCAATACGCCGTTTGATGCAGTGAAAGTGATAGGGAACGAGCCGCTTTCCATAGGCGTTCCACCCAGGATGCCAGCAGCAAATGTTACACCGGTAGGAAGCGCCCCCAATTCCGTGATGGTCGGGACGGGCGTTCCAGTAGCAGTCACGATAAACGAGCCCACCGTGCCAACAGTGAATGTCGTACTGCTAGCACTGGTGATTGCCGGAGCCACTTGAGACGGAGGTGGTGGGGCGAAATTGCTTGAGCCTCCCCCACCGCATCCGAGATAAAAAGCCACAAACATTGCCAACAAAACTGACACCAAGATAGGATGTTTCATGCTACTCTCCTTTATATGGAATGTCTCGCTTTTCTCAACGAGATTCCCATAATGATTATACATTGTGAAAAACCCGATTGCAGAAGATTCTTCAGGCAACGCCGATCTCCGCCAAAAACCTGCTTGGGGCCACGGTCCTAGTGCCGGGCCCGTACTGCTCCACCTCGTGAATGCAGATCGCCAGGGCGTCCTTCGCCCTCGTGCAAGCCACATAAAACAAACGCCTTTCTTCCTCAATTTCTGATAATAAACTCATACTAAATCTATGGGGTAATGACCCCTCTGTTACGTTAGTAACATACACCCTCCGCCATTCCAGGCCCTTGGCCGAATGGATGGTGCTGATCACCACCTCCCCCCCGTCGTCCTCCCCCTCCCTTTCCTCCTCCGTCGCCCTGTCCATGGTCAATTGGAACACGAGGTCCTCGGCCGAGAGGCCGTCCTCACACAGCGTTGCCACGAGGGCCAGGAACCGGTCGACGTTCTCCGCCTTGGCCTTGGCCTTGCCCGCCTCCCGGAAGTACTTCCTGGAGATGTGGTCCTTGTAGCCAAACAGCCTCACGATGGCCTCCAGGGCGGCGGCGGGGTCGGCCAGCTCCGCCATGGCCTGCCTCATCCCGTCGTGGAACGAAAGCAGCCTGTCCTCCTCCCCGCACGCCTCCACGAGGTCGCCCCCGTAGAGGGCCCCGGCAGCCTTGCGAAGCCTCTCCAGGGAGACGTCCCCCACCCCCCTCTTCGGGGCCCCCACGGCCCTCGCGAACGCCGTGAAGTCCCTGGGGTTGACCGCCAGCCGGAAGTACGCCAGAACGTCCTTGGCCTCCTCGGTCTGGAGCAGCCCCTTGCCCCCCCTCACGACGTAGGGGATGCGGAGCCTCACGAGCTCCCCCTCTATGTCCCTCACCTGGATGGCGCTGCGCACCAGGATGGCGTTCTCCCGGTATGGTACAGCTTGACTGTCGCGGCGTATCTCCTGGGCGATGGTGAAGGCAATGTCCTTGGGGGTGGCGGCCCTGATCAGGCGGGTGCTGCCGGACAGGACCTCCGTCCCGACGTCGTCGAGCCCCCGGAACAGCGCCATCCTCAGGGGGATGGTCTCGGTCATCGTGGCGTTGATCTTGTTGCCCAGGCGGATGATGCTGGGCAGGCTGCGGTGGTTCCGGGAGATGCGGTAGAGGTCCGGCACCAGCCCCCGCCAGCCCTCGCTGAACTCCCTAAGTAGTTTAGGCTCAGCGCCCTGGAATCCATAAATCGACTGGCTAATATCTCCCACACAATAGAGGTTGGGGTTATCGTCCGCCAGCAGCAGGTTGATGAGCCTCCACTGCACGGGGGAGGTGTCCTGGGACTCGTCCTGGAGGACGTGGTGGAACCTGCGCTGGAGGGCGGCCCGCCAGGAGGCGTCGCCCTCCCCCCGCCGCACGACCAGTATGACCATGTCGTCGAAGTCGACAAGGTTGGCGGCCTTCTTCATTTCCTCGAACTGCCCCCACAGGCCGACCTCCCAGTCGTCCATGGCGTGGTACCCCCCGTGGCGCTCCTGCGCCTCGTCGTCGACCTCCTTCGTGTAGTCCGCGGCGAAGCCGACCCCCCTCGCCCGGTGGTAGCCTATCTTCTCCAGCACCCTCCATGCGTTCATGTCCACGCCCCGGACGGGCGGGGTCCTTTCGATGAGCTTCTTCATCGCCTGCCCCTGGTCGTAGTCATCCATGGGCGTCACCCTGCCGTCGAACCCGAAGCCCTCGGGGTCCTTGCGGATGGCGTTCAGGGCGAGGCTGTGGATGGTGCTGATGTGGGGACGGGACTCCGGGCTGGCGTCGTCCGCCAGGCCGAGGCGCGACGCCAGCGTGCCCGCGGCCTTGTTCGTGAAGGTCACGACCCCGATCCTCAGGGGCGGGACGCCCTGCTGGATGAGCCAGCGCACCCTTTCCGTGAGGGTGGTCGTCTTCCCGCTGCCCGCCCCGGCGATGAGGCAGGCGGGCCTCCCGATGGGATGGCCCACGGCCGTGAGCTGCTCCTCGTTGAGCGTCATAGGCCCGCTTTTTCCATGATTCGATCCTTGAGGCTTGCACTTGCCGCCACGGACTCCGCAAACTTCCTGATGAGCTGGGCTACGGCCTCGTTGGGGTCCTTCCCGTCCTCCCACCACACCGATACCCGGACGTCCTGCCTGTTGTATTCCTCGCCAAAGAAGTCGGCGCTGAACCGGGGCTGCCCGTCGTTGGTTGTAGTGGGGTAGACCTTGATGCCCAGGGCACGGGAGACGATCTCGTAGTGCCAGTCCATGCGCTTCCAGACATGGATTTCCCAATCGTTGCCGACCCTCATGCCTTGGACGAGCAGGCTGCCCCGGCTTACGGCATCCTCCTCCGACTCGGGGTTGTTCACCACGGCTTTTAGCTGCTCCTCGTTGAGCTCCATCCGGCTCCTATCCTTCCTCGATCTTCTTCTCGGCGACCGGGACGAACCCCGGGACCGTCTCGATGCCCACCCAGTGCCTGCCCAGCCTCTTGGCGGCCAGGCAGGTCGTCCCGCTGCCGCAGAAGGGATCCAGCACCGTCTCCCCGGGCAGCGTGAAGAGCCTGATGAACCATTCCGGAAGCCCCACGGGAAAGACGGCGCTGTGGGACTGGTTGGTGAACTCGGGGGAGAGGTAGACGACGTTCGTCGGCAGGACCATGTCCTTGCCGATCCATCGCGCCCTATTCCTCCCAAACCCGCTTCCCGTCTTCGTTTCCTTCCGTACGTCCTCCCTGCCGTCCGCCCGGGCGCTGGACTCCGCCCTCCGCACCGTGCTCTCGGCGGCCGGGACCATCACCGCCTCCTGGTGCATGGAGAACGACCTCTGTTTGGTGAAGTGGTAGCAGTGCTCCCACGCGTCCCGGAACCGGTTGGGCCACTTCCCGGGCATCGCCGTCGCCTTGTGCCAGATGTACTCCTCGACCCACAGCCATCCCTGCCTCCTGAGCGCCATGACCAGCTCCATGACGTAGGTCTGGCGCTCCCCGTCCTTGCAGCCTTCCTTGATGTTCAGGACGAAGGAGCCGGAGGGCCTCAGCACCCGGAGGAACTGCGCCGACCGCGGCAGGAACCATCCGACGTACTTGTCCGCCTCGATCCCCCCGTAGGTATGGGAGCGCTTGTCGGCATAGGGAGGGGAGGTGACGACGAGGTCGACGCAGGCGTCGGGGAAGCACGCGAGGACGTCGAGGCAGTCCCCCTCGATGACCCGGTCCGGGACGAAGGCAGGCTCCACGCTATGCCTCCCCGAGGCATTCCACTTCCCACCGCCAGCACTTGGCATCCCTGCCGAGCACGGCGGCCCTGCGCTCCGCCTCGTAGTGGTTGGACGCAGGAAACCTGAAGACCTTCCAGGCCTTCGCGGCGCTGTTCTTGAACAGGGACACCTTGTAGCGGTACTTCATTATTCGGTAGCTGTAGGGCATAAGGTCCCTTTCTTCCTGAATACCAGGAAATAGGAGTGGTTCTTCCTGGCGTGGAGCTGCCTCTTCATCCTGCTGACGCCGGGCCTGCCCTTCCTCACCACCACGAACAGGTCGTCGGCCTCGAAGCCCATCCCGGCTAGCCGGTTTATGATCTCGACGTGGGCGAGCCGCTGCCGGCCGGCGCACACCTCGTCCTGGCACTTCACTATGTAGACGCCCCCCGGGCGGAGCACCCGCCTCGCCTCCTCCGCCGCCTCGAAGTAGAGCTCCAGCACCGCGTCGTGGTACTTCTTCGTACTACGCTCTTTTGCGTTACGCAAAGATGCGTAACGCTCGTTGTTCTTGTAGTTCGGCTCGTATTCCTGGTGGCCCTTGTGGGCCGTCCCCCCCGAAAGGTGCATGTACGGCGGGTCGAAGACGATGCACTCGGCGCTCCCGGCGACGTAGGGAAGGCTGCGGCAGTCCACGCCCGTGGAGATGTCGGACGCCCATACCTCGTAGAGGTCCCGGGGCACCTTCCTCCAGAACACCCCCTTGCCGTAGGTGACGTCGCAGACGACCGAGCCGGGACGCACGTGCAGTTCGAGGATGCGGGGGAACACGTCGGCGTTGCCGCCCACGGAGGCGCTGAGCACGAGGTCGTTGGTGGGCCTTCCGGAAGGGCGCTTCCTCATGGCCTGAAGTACCCCTCGACCAGCGTCTGCCGGTTGAACGTGTTGTACACCCATTCCCGCATCCCTTCCTGCAGCTTCTTGTGCCATTCCCCGAGGTTCCCAGTCGCCTCCCCCTTTTCCCTGGACAGGGCGACGTATTCCGGAAGGCTTCCGCACAGGCGAGCCAGGAAGAGGAACAGCCAGCAGGGAGTCATGACCAGGGCCAGCTTGTCGGCCAGGGCGAGCCTCGAAACCGGATGCCCGTCCCTCTTGGCAAAGAAGCGGGAATGGTAGAGGCAGAAGTCGTGCCAGAAAAGCGGCTCGTCGCCGGGGCACGAGAACTCCGGACGCTTCACGAGGTCGAACAGCCAATGGGCTATCTGCGCCCCGAGTTCCGGATGGGTGCTCCCTTCCTCCCCGTCCATGTTCGGCTTGCCCCAATATCCGAGGTCGTGGACGAAGAAGCAGACCCACAGCCTCGGGTCGCGGGGGAACCCGAACAGCCTCCACCAGGCGCGGGCGACGAACAGGGGGTGGATCAGGAACTGGTGGTCCCCGAAAAGGATGCTTTTCGTCCCGACGTTCATTCCGAGAATCCCTCGTAGCGGTGCCCGACCAGGCGGCACCGGTCCTCCAGCTTGTCCGAAGGGCACTGGTACACGTCCGACACGTTGGCCGTGAAGCTGGTGCCGGGGCGCAAGCGCCTGAAAAGCTCGGGATCGTTGACGATCATCCTCGACCCATCGTCGAACTGGATGACGATCTGATACACGTCCGTGGTGTATGCGGCATCGGGGGTGTACTTGAGGCTTACCACGGACGCCGGGGCCTGCCTCCGGGCCTCCTTCGTAAAGACCATCAATCCCAGCCATCGGGCGACGAGGGGAAAGAGGAGCGCAGCCAGGACCATCGTCGCAAGGAACACGGGGACTATCAGGTGCTTTGCCTTCATGTCGTCTTCCTTTCGGACGGGCTGGGCCCGTCCAATGGCAAATACCACGCCTTCGGGGAATGGCATCACTTGCGGATTGGCACTGGGACGGGGCTATTTGTCGTGGCTTTGCTTTTCGACCCGGGCATGCGCCCTGCGGAGGATGTCCACGGCGGCCGCCACCAGGTCCGCGGCGGCCTCGTCCACGGTGGCCACATCCGTGGCTTGATTCGACAAGTCCCTGATGGCGTCGTCCAGGCCCCTTTCGCAGCGCTCCTCCGTGCTCGGCTTCTTCCGGCAAGCCTTCATCTTCGCCATGTGGGCGCTCTTTTCGACGTACGCAACGGCGTCCCCGAACGTCGTCAGCGCCTCCTCCTCCCCGTCCGCTATGTCGATGTCGAACTCCTCCTCGACCGCCAGCACGAGTGCCACGAGGTCGAACGAATCCGCGCCCATGTCGTCGACGAAGCGGGCCGCGGGGGTGACGTCGCCCTCGTCGGGCCTGAGCTGCTCGACGACGATCTTCCTGAGCCTGTCCTCTATCGTGGGGAGCTTGTTCATGCCGTTCTCCTTATCTGGTTGTCCCATGTTCCTTCAGGTCGGCCCTGGCGGCGGCTATGGCGTCCTTCGTCACGGGGGTCGGGCATATTGCCCGCAGTCCCTCGGGCCCCCGGCCTATCGCCTTCCGGAAGCCCGGGGCATGCAGCTCGACGAACTCGATCACGTCCTCCCGGTCGCCCTCGTAGAACCCGAAGTCCCAGCCGGGGCCCGTGGCGTGCCATATCCTCATTGCCCTTCCTCCTTTTCCAACGCTTCCCGACACGATCTTCTGATCGCACAATACCCCTAGATTGGCTCCCCAAAGGCCCATAAATCCTGGTCTTCTACCTCTAGCTCGTCCAACCCGTGGTACCACAGCACTGTATTGGGCTCCAGCCGCAATTTTTTGAATTCGTCCCATTCCCAAAGCCGGGCGAACATCCGATTGCCCTTGAACATCGCATGTACGTCCACCATCCTTGACTCGCCCGACCAGAAATCCACCATCAGCCAAAACGGCTTGATGGGGGTGGCTTGCCTTATCGCATAGGGCCCATGCCTTTTGATTGCCCGCGGGGCGATGGCAACCCCGGCTTTTTTGTTCCTTAACTCCTGAGGGGCCGGGATTTTGACCATAGGCTTTCCGTATTGAGAGAGCAGCCAGTTGTCGTACATCAGACTTCGCACCGTCTTCTCTCCGCCTACTGGCATTTCGAACCAGTCCTTTATCTGCCCGATGCGCACGCTAGACAGAACTCCTCTCCCCCCTTTCCGTGGGCTTCAAATCCCATATGTTTATGGAGTAGGTCGTTCCTTTACCGGATCCCTCCCCGATTCTCACATGGAAGTGCGGGGGGTTGTGCTCCTTAGGAGGGTACTGAATCCTGAAACTCATCCCATTCCATCTGGAGACTTCTGGAAAGGCGCGTTTGCGAAGAAGGAAATTCTTGAGGATCATCCCGTCTCCTGGTTTTTGCCCGACTCTTCTGCCTTCAATGCCTCCTGGTACAGCCTCCTGGCATTGGCCACGTGCTCCTCGGTCTGCGGCACGCCGCACTCGTTGATGGCCAGGAAGAGCCACAGGATGTCGGACCTCTTGACCCGGGCCGAGTCGAGCATGCAAGTCTGGACGTGCATCTCCGCGAAGGCCAGCTTGTCCTCGCGGGACAACTGGGCCCACAGCTTCCCCTCGTACCGGAACCTCCCCTCCATGAAGTCCAGGACGGCCCGGATGCGCTGCTTCCCGTCCACGACCTCCAGCCTGTTCTCGGGGTAGGGATGCTCCACGAAGACGAACTTCCCGATGTCGGTCCGGTTGAGTATGGAGCGGATCAGGCGCTGCTTGTCCTTCAGGGTCCAGGCGTAGTCCCTCTGGTACTCGGGGTTCTCGATGAGCCCCCTGCGATAGCAGGTGAAGGCGAGGCTGCGGAGGTCCGTGGAGGAGTACTGGGCGTGGATGCGGGGGCGGGAGAACCTGGTCCTTTCCTCCGCCGCGAGGGGGGCGAGGTCCACCCACCAGACGATGCGGGGCTTCCGTCCGGCGTCGTAGAGCTTCCCGTAGATTTTCCCCTTGTCGTGGTAGCTGATGTGGTAGCGCACGCCGCCGTCGAGGACCTCCTCCACCCTGGCGTCGGCGAGCGCCCCGTACACGACCTTTTCGCCCACGGAATAGACGTACGTGGGGTCGCGGGGGACGTGGTCGTCGGCATGGCGGGTCTGCCACTGCCCGTGCTCCTCCCTCAGGAGGCCCTCGTAGGTCTCGGGTTCTTCCGGCGCTTTCGATTTCCTGGCCATGCCCTTCCTTCCTCCCGTCTACGTCTTGATTATGACGGCCCGCTCGGCCCTGTCGCATTCCCACGGATCGCAATATTCGGTCCAGTTGCTCCCCGTGTCCACGGCGGACCTAGCCTTCCTGTGCTCCATGTGCTTCAGGACCGCGAACGGGGGGCCGAAGCCATGGTGCATGTCCTCCTCGGCGAGCACCAGGAGGTCGCCTTCCTTCTCCTCCAGCTCGGAGAGCGTCCGGATGAGGTCGCTGAGGCGCACCTCGATCTGTTCGACCGTGTCCCCCGCCTGGTTCTCGGACGTGCCGACAACGTGGTAGTGCGGCGGCTTGCGGAATTCCATATACTTCCTCCCGGTTAACGTCGTCCGTCGAGATCGACGGCTATATAGACACGTAATACTACGCCCGTGCCTCGAAGTTCGGGGACGACAGGAAGCAGCGGGCGACGAACTCGTGGGTCACCCTGAACTTGCCGTCCTTCCCGAACTGGACGAACTGGTTCTCCTCGTCCTGCAGCCATTCGAGGGTGCCGGGCTGGGCATGCCGCAGGCCGTTGAAGGTGTAATCCTCATGCCCCTCGGGCTTGTTGGCCAGGTAGAACCTGTTGAGCTGTTTGAACGTGAACGGGAACCACCCGACACGCTCCTGGCAGAAAGCGACGATGTAGTTGGCCGAGACCTCCGTCTCGCTGTTCCCGAACGCATCCCAGAAATGGGTCGATGCGTCGATGTCCGAGGGCCGGATCGGGTACGCTGCGTCCTTTTCGTCCAAGACGTGCTTCATGGGCTTCCTTCCTTTCTGACAAGCTGCCCGATGATGTCGAAATGCGAGTCGGGATAGCTCCTCAGGTCGTTGATCGCCTTCCAGCAGTAGGCACGCTGCCTGCCGGACCATCCCAGCCAGCTTACCTGCACCCATGCCGCCACCGTCCAGCGGTCCCGGAGGGCGACGTAGTACAGGCCGGGCTTCCGCACGGTCTCCCTGGACAGGCCGTGGTCCTTCGCAAAGCCGTCGTCGAGCCTTTTCAATGCATCCTTGAGCCTTCCCATAATGTCTCCGTTCGCCAAGCCCGGAGTCTCGCCCCCTTCGATCCTGCGGGGTCCTTGCCTCCCTTGCTCCGAGTCTCGTGGCCCGCCTTAGATGCCTTCAACAGTAGTATACATCGGCGGGAGGGCAAATCACAGGGATTTTTTGTGCCAGCGTGGTAGGGGCCTACCACAAGTGTGGTGGGCGGGCCTACGGGATGTCGAGGTCGGACGGGGAGCCCCCGATGCCGCTGGCGTCCATGTCGAGGGGGCTGGGGGTGCCGTCGAGGAAAGACGTCAGCGCCGCAAAAAACCGCGCCAGCTTGACGTCCCCCTCACGGGCAAATATCTCTTTTGGCGTGCGGATCGTATTGGGCAGGTCGCCCTTTCCCGCAAGCTTCCACCCCTTGAGCGAGGGATCGTACGGAGTCAGGTCTATCCACCATCCCTGCCAATGGTCGGATTTTAGTGTTCTTATGCCTAGTGCGGGCAAGGCCTTGTCCCAAAGCGCTTCGGGGGGATTGTGAATACGAATGTGATGTTCAAGCCCTCGATCCTCCTCCCAACCTTTGGTGGGCCATTTCTTTGGGTCGAAGATGATGCGCTCTTTCACCTTTTGAACCCTTCCTTGACAAGGGCTAGGGCTACACGGCTGGAAATGGGAAGGCTGAAACAGCCCTTCGGCTTTTCGACGTAACCAAGTTTCACGAGCTCTTTGTCGGTCAGTTCTCGACCCCTGGCCTTGGCGGCTGCTTCGGCGGCGTCAACCGCCGCAATCATCTTTTTCGCCGCCACCACCTGCTTGGCAATCTTCGTTGTTGGCTTCGTCTCGGGAAACGCCGGAAGCTCGACGAACCCAAGCTCCTCAAGCATCTCCTCGTCGGTGGGATGACGACCCTCGGCGGCGGCTTTTGCTTTGAAAGCGGCGAAAAGAGCGTCGTGGTCGGCATAGACCCCCTTCGCTTCCATCGCCCGCTTCGCGGTCTTTGCGATCCGTTTTGCCATGGTGTCTTTTTCCCTCCACCTACATTATACACCGTAAAGCTAGGGTTTTTCAGGGATTTTAAGGCTTGGTTCCGGGAGGAGGAATCGAACCTCCATAGCGAGTTTCAAGGGCTCGCGGCCTACCATTAGCCGACCCCGGAATGACCACGATGATGGACGCAATGCCTGATAGCGTCCACCATCATGAACGTTAAGCCTGGAGCTGGCGGAGGGAGTCGAACCCCCGTGGGGCCGTGGCCCTTCCGCTTACAAGGCGGATGCGGTCGACCGCTGCGCCACGCCAGCAAAGCTGGAGCTGCCTGGGAGAATCGGACTCCCGTGACTAGCTTACCAAGCTAACGCACTGCCACTGTGCTAAGGCAGCAAAAACTTATGTTCACACAGCATCAAAAACTTATGTCCACACAGCATCAAAAACTTGCGTTCGCACAGCATAATAGGCTTGCGTTCGCACGAAACTGGAGCTGGCGAGAGGGTTTGGGCCTCCGACCTCTGCATTACGGGTGCAGCGCTCTACCAACTGAGCTACGCCAGCAAATCCTGGTGGTTCCGTAGGGACTTAAACCCCAATCTCTCGCTAATCGGGCGAGGGTCCTGGTTATTGGACGACGGAACCACGATCTTGGTTGGCGTGGTGGGAGTCGAACCCAACCGCCTCAGTCTTATCAGGACTGCGCTCCACCGACGAGCTGCACGCCAAAAATCCTTCCCCATTCCTCCTTGACCTTCTTCTCGAACTCGTCCCACCATGCGTCCTCGCCCCCCGGTGCCATGGAGGCCGGGGCGACCTCTATGCGGAAGTCGTGCGCCCGGTAGTAGTCCCTCTCCCTCGGCACCCTGCCGCAGTCTCGGACGATGTGGGCCACCGCCGCCCTGGCCGCCTCCCGCCCGAACAGCTCGTCGGCCTCGTCCACCCCCCGGGAATGGTGCCGGAAGCGCCGGTGGTCCGCCCCGTGCTTCCCGAACTCCTGGTCCATCCACTGGTGGACCGCCTCGTGCCCGTCCCCCAGGAGCCTCTCGCAGTCCCTGCAGTGCCGTTCCAGGTCGGCCATCAGAACGCCCTCACGGGATCGCATCCCTCCCACTTCTCGCCGGGGGGAATCTCCCGCATTTCGAGCACGGAGGACACCTCGTACGTCCTCCCGCAGTACCCGCACTGGACGGCGTAGACGAACTCCCCGTCGATGTGGAACTGCTGCCCGCACACGCAATAGTAGTCGGCGCAGGAGCCCGTCCCCTTCCACTGGATGAATGCGCTCGGCCTCGGCAGGTCCCTCGTCGCCCAGTCGCTCATGGTCCCCCCACAGACACGAAAGCCGCCGATTACCTCCGGCGGCCTTTGAACCTCGTTCCGGGATCGTCTATCCCGGGCGGGCTCCGCCGCCAGCCCTAGTTTGGGTCGTTGTCGTCCGAATTCGGAGAACGTGCGGCATGTGCATCCCTCGATCCTTGAAGGCGGGGACGGCCCGGACACATTAAGGACCGTCCCTACCTATTTGACGCGTCGGGCATCCTCCCCGGGCCAACGCCGCCCGCGTATCTGTTGCGGCCAGCGAAGTGGGCTCGGGTGGGGAAAGGGCTGGGCCCCTCCCCCATGTATAATACCTCGGAAAGTCGAAAAACTCGAAGGAATCTTCCGGACCTCACTCGCACCGGGGGGACTTGCGGAGCACCAGCCAGTAGCAGTGCCGCCTGCGGCTGTGGTGGGCCTTCTTCCACCTCGGGTCCACGATGGGCCCCCTGCGCACCTTGACGATGAGGTCGCACGGCGTGAACCCCGCCTTCCGCCCCTCCATGGCCAGGTCCATGTGCGCCCACTGGTAGCGATGGTTGTGGACGTAGTCCGACACCTTGCACAGCAGCACACCCTCGGGCCTCAGGACCCGGGACGCCTCGCGGAGGAACCCCGGGTAGGTGAAGGAAAACGAATAGCTAGTCTCCTTGCCCGACTTGGCCCCGAGCCCGAACCTGAAGCGGAAGTCCTTGCGGCTCTTGCCGGAACTGTGGTCGGGGGTATGGGGAGGGTCGTACACCACCACGTCGAACGAGCCGTCCGCAAACGGCATCATGGAGTTGTCCCCCACGACCGTGGGGCGGAAGGACGGGTCCACGTCCATTCCCGTCACCTTCCGGGGGCTCCCCTTCCAGAACCTGCCCCGGTTGACGGTGGCGTCCAGGATGCCCTCGGGCGGTCGCCGGGGATAGAACAGGAGCATGAGCTCCAGGAGCTCGGCGTCGCTGCCCTCCCATACGGAGGAAAGAGGATGGTAGGAATCCATGCGGTCAGTTCAGCCATTCCTTCTTTTCTCTTTTTTCGATGCCGATCACCTTCCCGTCCCACGTTATCGCCACGCCTTCGTCCCATTGTTTCCGCCTGCGCTCGGCGTAGCTGGGGAATGTGCCCGGCTCCCCCGCCTTCGGCGGCACGACCCTCGGCAGGGGGTCCCTGTAGCTCAGGTTGCGGTCGAAGAAGTCCTCGGCGAGCTCCGAGAACCCCACGTCGTCGATTTCCTCACTGATGTCCGGGAAGGAGGCGTGCGCCAGCTCCCTGGCCCATTCCAGGAACAGGCCGAGCTCGGCCTCGCGGTGGACGCCCCTGTTCTCCTGCCGCAGCCTCTCGTCGGCCTCCCTGTACCTCGTCGCCCTCGGCTCGGTGAGGCCGGAGTAGTCTATCGGGGCCTCGGGATTCTCCAGGAGCACGTCGTCCTCCGACAGGGTGTGGATGACGACCTTGTCCCCGCTCTCCACGTACCGGACGCCCGTGACGTTGTAGCCGTCGATGGACTTGTCCCGCACCAGGAGCCGCAGGCAGCCGTCGTGGTAGGCGGGCTCCCTGGAGACGAAGAAGATGTCGTCGTTCCCGACGCACACCTCCGTCTCGCCGGACGGGTCCGATTGCCTGATCAGCCTTATGACTTCCTTGGATTTCATGTGTGCATCCCCACCAGGAACGCCCCGCCGTCCGCAAGTTCGATGCGGGCTACGGAGCAGAATTTGAAGGGCCCGTCGCCCTCCGCCATGGACATCCAGGAGTCCGCCAGGTCGGGGGGCACCAGGGCCACCCAGTCGCCCTCTCTTCCCCCGACCACATCCCTCACCGCCCCGGGGGCGTCCCGGAGCCTCCATAGCAGGACGGGGGGCACGTACCCCCCGTGCGCCGAGCCGTAGAGATGCGACCAGCTAGGCCTTCCTTCCTCGTCGTCCATGAAGGGGAATACCAGGAATTTCAGGAAACTTCATTCTTTCCAGCAGGGGTTGAGCTGGGGCGTCTCGGTGGCGATGTCCTCGATTTCCTTGGGGGTCACCTCGTTCCTCGGGTCGTCGATGAAGGTCAGGAGGCCCTTGGGGGTGCCCGTGCCGCTGTTCTCGTCCGCCGCCCATCGCGTGTACTTGCTGCGGATGATCGCCTCTATCTGGCGGTCGTCGTACCCTCGCCTGCGCAGGGCGAGGATGCAGCCCTCCCACCCGCCATATGCGTCGGTGGAGTACGCGTCGCTCAGTTCCTCGGCGAATTCCTTGACCGGCTTCTGCATGGCTTGTCCCTCCACGGTCATTATACCTCGCTTTGCCGAGGATTCGGGGGGATGTTCGGACTAGCCTCCCGCCTTCTGTACTCCCTGCATTCAGGGTGGTCGGAGCATTCCCCGTACTCGACGCCGCCGCCCTCGCTCACCCTCTTGCGGTGCTTGCCCTGGTCGCATCCGCACTCGCACCTGTACCTCTCGTCGACCTCGGCTATCGCCTTCCTGGCCATGTCGTCCTGGGGCACGACGTCCACCCCCTGGCACACGAACCTGCCGATGGGGGTGGCGAACACGTCGCCCTCCTTCAGGCTGTCGTTGACCTGAAACTCGGCGTACAACGCCCTGTACAGCTCCTCGGCCAGGTCCAGGTTCTTGGCCTCAAGGGGAACGTCGAGCCATGCGTCGGGCGTCTTGACGGTCGGGGGGCCTCCTTCTTCCTCGTTGACTTCCTCCCCCTGGAGGCCGATGACGTACCAGAAGCCGTCCTCCTTCTTCCTGACCGGGTATTCCCTGGGGGCCGAGGCGGCGGCCTTTGCATGCAGCGGAGGGGCGGGCGGCCTGGGCGGCTCGGGAGGCTTCGGCGGCTCCGAGGGATTGCCCCTGGCCCCATAGTCCGGCCTGCGCCGGAGGCCGGGCGCTGCCTTCTTCAGGAAGGCGGACTCGAACGTGCTGGCTTTGGACATGGCATTCCCCCACTAAAGAAACGAAAATACGGAATGTTCGGGCGATGCGAGGTATAATGTAGGCGGAGGACGCCATGGGACGGATGAACAGGGAAACCGAGAGGCTGCTGCCGGTGCTCCACGCCCTGCTGGCCGGATGGGATCCCCGGGAGGGAAACCGGCGGGCACGGAGGCACTTCTACTACGACGGGCCCGCTGGGGTATGCACGTTCGAGGTGCACTGGCATTGCGGGGAGCCCAGCTACACGGTGGGGAACCAGGGGACCACCAGCGAAACGAGGACCATCGAATGGCTGGAGGAGGCCGTCACGGGAAGGCCATGGACGAAAGAATGAGCAAGGACGCACGGCTGGAGCCCCCCGTGAGGTGCCTCAGGTACGGGTGGGTCGGCAAGCGCTACCCGGTGCCGACCTACACGGGCCCGGGCTGCCCCATGTGCGGGGGCCAATTGGAGCATGCAGAAGAAACGGGCGGACCTCAGGACGGAAAGGAACAGGGCAGGCCCTCGGCGTAGTTCCGGTAATAGTCCTGCTGCGGCCTCCATTCCCAGAACCCCAGCATCCCCCTGGCGGGGATGGGCTCGATGAACTCCGGGTCCAGGAGCTGGTAGCAGAACCTCCCGTCCCGGTAGTCCCCGAACGCCAGCTCCTGTTTGGACAACTGGTCGCGGACCTCCTCCACCGGGCGGCAGGAAGCGAACGTCACGAACCCTATGACGTGCCCGAGGGCGAACTGGTCTGGCTCTATGTCGTGCCTGGCCAGGGCCTCGATAAAGGGGCTGGTTTCGCACAGGGCGAGCGCCTTCCTGGGGAATCCCTTGGACGCGTGGATGGCGACCCGCGCCCCCACTATCCTCCTGTTCGGGCGGGATCGGGTCTCCCACTTCTTTTCCTCCCACACCACCAGCGACGCCCACGGCTCGGTAAGGGTGAATGCCTTCATTGGGTCCCCCTCTGGCTCGAATTCAGGGCTATCAGGAGGTTGGAGAACGACTTGTGCGGGGTGGGGGGCACCATCTTCCAGTTGACCAGGTGGAACGGCTTGCGGAGGGCGAACGCCATGCCGAGGTCGAACAGGCTCCCCTGGCTCGCCGGGTTCCACCAGACGTCCACCCGGTCGGCCCGCTCCATCCCCTCCCTGTTGCTTGAGCATATGTCCAGGCCGCAGGGGTCGGACTGGTCCGTGTCCCTCGCCGGCCAATAGACCTCGTGGCCCTCCTCCTCCATCAGGGAAACGTATTCGGCTACGAACTTCGTTTCCTCCTTCGTAGCCTCGCGGACGGGGCAAATCAAGAACACCTTCATGTTTCTTTCCTCCATTTGACCAGGTTCCTGAGGGCCAGGACGGCGAACACGGCGCAGATGAAGGCCAGCGACCAGAGGCGGTGCTGGAAGGAATAGAGCACCCACACCGACTCCCCGACCAGGGAAAATGCGAAGGCCCACCATTTCCTGGCCCCCATGTACCACAGGCCGAGGCAGATCAGGGCGTTCCCCGCCCAGTCGAACGGCACCGTCATCCCTTTCCTCCTTGCGCCCCCTCAGAAATTGAAGAACAGGACCTCCGCCTTGGGCTTCGCCGTAGTGTCGTGCGCCCCGGTCCTCGCCCTGCCGACCGTGTCCTTCCTCTCGGATCGCCATCCCGGATAATGGACGGCCGCCTCGGGGTACTCCGACACCACCACCCTGGCCTTGGCCTCGCGGAGGGCCTCTACGAGCCTCCCGTAGTCCACGGAGAACCTGTACTCGCCCTCGTGCCCGGAATACGGCGGATCGACGTAGACGAGGGCGTCCTCCTGCATGTAGACCCTCTTGAGGGCGTCGACCCCGTCCTCGTTGAGGATTTCGACGCTGCGAAGCCTGGCTGCGGCCGGCAAGACCCGGAGGAACCAGTCCGCCCATACCTCGGGCTTGGGCTTGTGCGGCACCCCCGACTTCTCCAGCGCCCACGTGCTGGTATTGCCGTTCCCGCAGTAGAACTGCGTTCCCTGGGCCATGAGCAGCCTGGCGTCCTCCAGGGCGTCATCGCCGCATGCGGCGTCGCGCCAGTTGTCCTTGGAATAGGGCGTCGCCCACAGGAGGGCGGCAAGCTGCTCGGGGTTCTCCCTCGCCTGCCTGAACATGCCGACGATGCGCCCGTCGAGGTCGTTGGCGATCTCGATGAACGACCTGGGCTTGGCGAACAGGACGGCGCACGAGCCGCAGAACGGCTCCATGTAGACCCTGTGGGGAGGAAAATGCGAGACTATCCACCTGGCGATGGAGGACTTCCCGCCGTACTGCTTGTACAGGATTTTCGGGGTGCCGCCCATGCAGCATCAATACCGATGGAATGCCGCTTTTTTCAATTTCCCTTGATGGAGTAGTCGGCGGGCCCCCCGACGACGCTCGGGAACTTGCGGAACAGGGGGATGGTGTTGTTGAAGTTGCCCTGGAACTTCACCCACCATCCCCTGAGGGAATCGTACCCGTTACCTATAAGGACGAGCGGGGCCTCGACCGTGGGGAATGGGGTGGGCTGGGCCGGGACGAGGTATATCCCGGAGCTGGCGAGGGACGGGTTCGGGGGGACGGACTCGAACTCCGCCCACATGACGGGATGCATCAGGAACCTCGAAAGGAACTTCCTGTACAGGGCTATGCTGTCGAGGGATCCCACGTCGACCGTCCCCGCCCCCCACGGGGAGCCCGTCATCTGGAATAGCTGGTCGCCGTAGAAGGTGGTGGTCTGCACGTCGGCCTGGATGACGTTGACGGCGAGGATAATCCTGTAGCCGGTGTCGATGGCACCATTCCCCAGTTCCTGCCTCTCGCCGAGACGGACCGCCAGTATCCTTCCCATGCCTACTTCCTCCCGTCCTTCCCACCGACCCGGGGCAGGATGTCGTCGGGGGACCTGCGCATCACCCCCAGCGTCCACCACAGGTAGAGCCTTCCCGCAAGGGTCAGCAGCCGGTCGCCCAGCACGGCGTGCCTCCAGAAGGAAACGTGGAACCCCAGGCCGGACGTCGAGCGCCCCCCGGACGCCCTCCGGAGCCGCCAGCACCTCTCCGCCATCCCCAGCGCGAGGTCCCCGACCATGGAGGGGGGTGTGTCGGGGTCCAGCGAGGCGGCGACGAGCGCCCTGCTCTCCTCGACCAGGCCCATCCGATCCCTTGCCTCGTTGTACGGGGCGGCCTTCGACATGACAAGTCCTTTAGAATCAGAAGGAAAAAATCCACGAAAAGATGATGTTTATTCCTGGTGGAAGTAACAAAGGAGGTAATGTCTTATAGTTCAAAAGGATGACCGTCTGCTGCGCCGCCGCCACGCTGGGGTAGGAGGACGGCACGCCGTCGAAGTACGGCGCGGTCTGCATGGGCGTAGAAGGGAGCCCTCCCCCGATCAGCCCCATCTCCCGGATGGCCTGGACGATGCCGTCGACGGTCGGGTTGACCGTGGTCTGGAAGTCCACGCTCGTGGATATGGTGTTGACCGGGTTGAAGTTCCCGCTGTTGTCCTGCGTCACGAAGTTTATCCTGGAGAGCCGGATGCGGGCGATTTCCTGGACCATCGCCACCTGCGAGGCGGTCTCTATGGGCTGCGTCTCGGGTGCCCACGTCGGGCTCCCGGCCCCGAGGGCCAGCCCCCATGCGCCCCATGCTGGCTCGACGGCCGGCACGCTGATGGGCTGCGTCTGCGGAGGGGACAGCGAGATGGGGCTCGCCGTCGCCATGAAGATGGAGAACAACCACCTGCTGACGTCGGTTATGATGTTGTCGGCGCGGTACAGGACCTCCCCGGTGTCCTCCCTGGAGACCGTGATCCTCCCCCTCCTGATGATGGCATCGTGCTTCTCCGTCATTTTGTTCCCCCCTTGCCTTCCCCGGGCATGCCCCTTCCCTTCCGGCACAGCCGCCGTATCATCTTGCCGGAATCCTCGAACAGGGCGAGCATGCCGGGATGGAACTGCTTGGGATCGGACTCCATGAGCGCCTCGGCGTCGTCCAGCCCCACCCACCTTATCTTGTCCGTCTCCCATGCGCTGTCCTCTACGGGGCGGAAGGCAAACTCCCTCTGCACTTCCCCGACGAAGTTGAAATACTGGAACTTGCCGTCCTTGTAGACGAAGGCGGGATGGAGCAGGATGCCTCCCCCGTACCCCGTCTCCTCCTTCAGCTCGTGCCTGGCGCTGTCGGCGGGCGACATCCCCTGCTTCACCGCCCCGCCTATCGTGCCCCAGCAGTTCCCCTTCAGGACGTCGGCGCTGCGCCATGCGAGGCAGACGCGCCCGGTGGCAGGGCATACGGGAAGGATGCCGGACGCCGCGTCGCCCTCTCCCGCCCAGTGGCCCTCCTCGTCGATGTAGTCGGCCTTCTTCTCAATCGCCAAGTCGGACAGCCGTCCGACAATCTTGCCCTTCTGGATCATGACGTAGATTTTGTCGGCAGGCACGGGATGCTGGGACAGCCAGTCGCCGGGCTCGTAGGCGATCACGTTCCCGTATGGATGCCGCTGGACCGGGCCCAGGTCCTTCAGGCTTACGGCAAGCCATACGTCCCCCCAGACGCTTATCGGCCTGGAGGAGAACGAGCCCTGTATGAACCCCTCGGCCTTGATGGAGGGCAGGTATTCCAGCCTGGTATGGTGGTAGACGAGGTCCTTGGGGAGCGCCAGGGCGAGTTTGGCTACCTTGCCCCTGGCCGCGGCATCCTCGTGTTCCCTATGGCTTTTCTCTATCTTCGCCTTGACGTTCTCCGGGGTGGTGTCCTCGAAGCGGAGCACGAACGAGGACCCGCATGATGGGTCGGGGTCGGTAAACCAGACGTGCCCCCCCGAGATGCCATCGAACCTGCCTCCCCCGTCCTTGACCTTCTGGGCAAGGGCCTCCTCGGAGTCCCCGCCTCCTGGAGGAAGGCTGGTTACGCCCGCAGCCTTGCCCTTCGCGCCCTCCAGCAGGAGGACCTCCTTCTTCACCTGCTGCCTCCTGGCCTCCTGGTCCTTCCATCCCTTGACCTCGGGCTCCCTGAAAAGCTCCCTGGCCAGCAATGCGGCCTTGCGGCGGACGGAATGGGGGACTTCCGAGCCGTGGTCGAGGAGGAAGGTGGCGACCGCGACATAGTCCTGCTTCCGCTCGGGCGTGTCGAGGGCCATGCCCTCTATCTCGGCGAGGAGCGCCGGGACGTTCTCCTTCGGTATGGGCTCATCGAAGCCCAGCGCCGTCCCCGGCTGCCTGTACCTGTCCAGGATGTCGTGGGCGGAGTCCCCATCGTAGGAGCGCACCCCCCACTGCCCCGCCTTCTTGCCGTACTGCATCCTGAGCAGTTCGTTGTGGAACCCGGGCCCGAGCGACAGCGTCCCCTTGGGGTTCCCCTCCTTGTCGTACACGACGAGGTAGAGGGGGAAGGGCTGCGTCTTTATGCTCTGGAACCTGTAGCGTCTGATGGCCTTGAGGACGTCGTTCTTGGACGGCTTCTCCGGGCGGTCCTTGACGAACTCCAGGGCCCTGTACTTCGGGGCCTTCCTGACCTTCTTGCCCGCCGTGACCACGTGCTTCTGCGTCTCGTTGACGAACCCCATGGGAAGCTCGAAGCTCCCCCTGGCGGTCCTCACCGTGGGGTCCTTATCCTCCTCCTCCGCCTTCCCCCTCTCCGTGATTTCCCTGTAGCATTCGAGGGCCAGGGCGTACATCTTGGCGATGACGTCCTTCCCGTACCCCGTGGAGAGCATGAAGGCCGACATCTCGTCCAGCATCACGGCCAGGGCCTCGCTCGCCACCTGCCGGAACACGCCCGGGTCGCTGGGAGGAGCCGGGAACTTTACGGAAAATATGGAGAAATTGGGTATGCCGAGGTCCAGGACTATGGAGGCGGACGGCTGCGCCGAGCGCGTCGTCGTTATTTCGAGCGTCCCGTTGGCCGGCGAAAGGTAGGACTTCTTCTTCATCTAACTAGGAACGGGTAGTCCCTTGCCTCCTATGCTTGGTGAAGCTCGCCGTCCTTCAGGAACCCGTGCCAGCCATTGGCCAGGACGCTGCCCGCCCCCACGGGGCATGTCGGCCCGGCATTCTTGTCCACGGTGACGTTGGGGGGCTCCCCCCGCCTGGGCCAGCAGCGGTGCGTCCAGTCGTCCTTCATTGTGCAATTGGAACAATGCCCGTCGATGCTCCAGTCGGAGCCGTTGGGGAGGACGACGCAAAGCGGGGGCTCGGTCTCGTTCTTCCATATGGCGTTTTTGACGTACCAGTAGCAATGCCACATGGCTCCCGGGCCGAACTCATGCACGTGTTCGTGGCGCTCGCCTGTGTCGTTGCGCACAAAGCCCAGGATTTCCCGGTTGTCCCATACGGGATAATCGGAGTCGTCGATGCGCTTGTCCCCGAATATGGGCTCCACGAGGAAGCATTTGATCCCCATGCTTGTATTCATCTATTTAGGGGACTTAAAGCCCTCAAACAAAACCCGCAACCATTGCTGAGGATACCTCTAGCAACATGCCAACGTGTATGCCTGCCTCTGTCTAAAGAGGCCTTTCGTTTATCGTCGCATACCATCCCCTTGAGTGCATTGGAAATAGCGTCTCTTTGAGATTTTGGCATGGGTCTTCCTTGCTGTCGCAACCTCATCCGCTCAGCCTGCCTAAGCCTTTCTACATCGGTCCATACATGTCGCATGGGCATAACGGGCTTAATCCCTTGCTCCCTTTCCCGTCTTCGCCGAACGGACTGAGCTTCCGACATATGAATATGAAACGTGGGAGATTTTTGGGCCTTTCGCAAGGCGTTCAATCTTATTTGCTCACTCCTTTTGTCTTTTATCCGATGCAAAAAGCAGGTTGATGAGCAATATACCCTCTTCTTTTTTCCAAAGGATACGAAAAAGGTCCCCCCACAGACAGGACAGAGTTTTTCTATCTGTGGTTTTTTATTAAGTTGCTTAGCCTTACGGATTTTGAGTGAGTGAACTCTACGATCTTGTGGACTATAGGATGACCACATCTCTTTACTTGCTGCAGATATTTTAGAACAAGTGGCCTTCGTGTGCGGCCCCGTGAACCCCTCCCCTCCCCGTTGGATGTTGTAGCCGTACTCCGGGTCCTGCGAGCGCAGGAACCTGATGAAGTCCCGTTCAATTTGGTCAAGCTCGATCCTGTCCTGGATGTCGGATCGTAGGGCGTGGATGGACCAGACCTTGGGGTCTGGGTGCTTGCGCATGGAATGGAACAGGCGGGAGTTTTCGGAGATTCCTCTCCGGGCGTGGTGGAGCTTCTGCTGGAGGTACTTCTTTAGGTTGCTCCCTTTGTGCTGACCAACGTAATATTTGCTGGTCTCATGGTTTACGATCAGGTAGACGAACACGACAACCCCCCCCTATAATACCAATGGGAAGTTGTTTTTTCAATCAAAGTTTAATACCTGCAATGAGTCTTTACGAATCTCCCAGGCGTTCGACTCCCTCGGGGCCACGAGGCCCATCGGGCTGGCGACGTTCCAATTGGCAACCTCGCCGGTGGGGCTCCCCGTCTTGTCCACGACCTGGATCCATTTCTGCGGACTGGTGAGGTAGCTCGTGCCGAGGTTCTCCCACAGGATGCCGTTGTCGTCCGTGATGTCCCCCTTGGTGGTGCTGAACGTCACGGAAGCGCCGGATATGCCCCCCGTGGTCGCAACCTGCAAGTTGCCATTCGGGTCCAGGATGAACTGGCCCGCATAGAACGGCGAGCCGCCCGCCCACGGGGCGATGCCGAGGATGTAAGCCCCGGAAGGCAGCGGATGGTATGCCTGCCATGCCGCGGGGCTGGGGAGCTGCTTCCAGTAGGAGGGGCTGCTTGCCGGGGACTGCCCGACGTTCTTCTTCAGGGCCCGGTACATGAGGTAGCTCGCCATCGGCGGGCTGATCGTGGAGAGGCTCGCCAGGATGCCCCTGGCGTACGTCGCGGCCGGGTCCCACGGGGCGGGAAGGGCCTGGAGCGCCGTCCACTGGGCATAGGTCAGGAAGGGCGTCATGCGGCGTCCGAACGATGCGAGCGTCGTCTTCGGGTGCTTCACGTCGAATATGGGGGCTATCCACAGCATCGGGTCGAGCGGCGCTGCCTCTATCTGCTGGACGATGATCCGCAGCGTGTCGATGATGGACATGGGGAGGTTCTCGGTCTCCCCGAACACCGTGGTGAACTCCAGGCCGACGTGGGCGGGCTTGGCGAGGTCGATGGCCCCGTAAAGGCTCCGCACTATCTCCTGGAGCTGCCCGAGGCTCTGCACCTCCGTCAGGGGATTGCTCCCGAAGGCGTTGACGCTCACCTGGATGGCGTTCCGGTCCGACTGGTCGTAGACGCCCTGCCCTATCTGCGTGTAGAGCTCCACCACCTTGATGGCCTTCCCCGTGTAGGCGTAGATCACGTCTTCGATTGCCTTGGAGGTGGCCCCGAGCCGGTAGGCGGCAAGGAGGTCGACGAGCATGTCCCTGTACCCCACCGGGTTGGTCAGGGAGGGGACCACGGGGCTCCCCGTGAAGTCGCCCTTGTCGAACTGCGCGGGCGGGGGGAAGTTGCGCCCCACGGACAGCGGCCCCGCCCAGCGGCGGCGGGCGTCGGGGGGCGTCAGGTACTGCGGCTCCCCCGTGACAATATCATATTGGTAGTCGTAGTCCAGGCGGGCGAGCTCCTGGGCGATGGCGCGCATGAGGCCCCCCCACATGGGCTGGTCGTTGCGCGGGGAGTAGTAGTTGCAGACCGCCTGGAGGAGCCCGAACAGGCGGGCGTCCTCGAAGACCAGGAGCGATTCCCTGGGCAGGAGGTAGAGCAGGTCCGGATTGATCTGGCTAGCCACCCTTTTTCCTCGTTGCCAGCAGGCCTATGATGAAAAGGAAAGTGCTGAGCGCCGAAACGCTGGCGAACGCCGTCCACATGTCCTTGGTCATGTTATCCGATGATCCTCATCCGGGGCTTCCACCGCTCGTCGTCGGATTCCCCCATGGGATGCATGTACATGTCCTCGTAGTCGTGGGGGTCCCACGAAGGATCGAGGATAGGAACCTTGCGTATGTCATCCCCCTTGACCTCGATGGCGACGGGGTCCTTCAGCTCCCCGTCCCAGCCGCCCCTGGCAGCATATTCCTCGGCGGAATAGGGAGTGCCGTAAAGGTATACCCCGTAGCCCGCATCCCCCCATCCTCCCGCAAAGCCGTTCTTCAGGATGTCCGCCGCGGCATCCCTTTCCGTGACGTGGTAGAATGTCCTCGGCGAAGCGAGGAACTGCGCCCTGAATCCCATGCCTAGCTCCCCGACGCCACGTAGCCGATGGTGACGCGGCCCGGCACGACGTACTCCGTGCTGGAAAGGACGACGTCGCTCGCCGTCGTCTCCCCCTCCACGACGTAGGTCACGAAGTAACTCTTGAGCGAGGGCGTCGGCGTGTCGGCCGGAATCGTGAGGATGACCTTCTGGGCGTAGGATGCGGCGAGCGGCGCGGAGGCGCTGACCTGGTCGTTGGCCCCTATGATGTAGAACGAGCCGTTCTCCGAGGACACGGAGGGCGTCGCCGCATTGTCGAGGAAGTCCCGCACCGACGTGGCGCGGGCGTATTCCTGCCCCTGGTAGAGCAGCCCGACGAAGGCGTCTGCAGGCCCCCCCGAGGGGACGGTGCTGTCCGGAAGAATTTGGCCGGAGGAGATGAAGCTGTTGCTCGGGACCGCCAGCCCGGTGAATGCTGGGTCCTGGGAAAGCGGGGTCCAGGCCGTCCCCGTGGGTATCACGACCGCGACGTCGTAGCTCCCGTCGCTCTTGGCGCACTTCGTGAGGGGCAGGACGACGGACTTCACGCCCGGGACCGCCTGCACCTGGGCGACGATCTCGGACTGGTAGAGCGTCGTCTCGGCGTTGTCCAGCACCGTGTCGATGGCGGTGCGGACGGCCGGGTCTATCGTGCTGGCTGAGATTCCCTGCTCCAGCACCACGGTCAGCGTGACGTCCACGGGGTTGGCGACCATCGCCTTGACCAGCACGTCAGCATCGGCATGCTTCGTGCTGGCGATCCGATTCGCCAGGATGGGGACGAACGCGGGGTATTCCGTGGCGACGGTGAAGGCCTCGTTGTAGAAGTACGACACGAGGACCTGCCCGCCATCGGGGATGCGGCTCGTCCCGCTGACGGACGTGTTCCTCTGGATCGTGGCGAGGCCCGAGATCGGGTCCACGGCAAGGATGAAGTCCACGCCCTCGACCATCGTCTCGTACGTCGGGGGATCCTGCCCGTTCTGGAACAGGACCTTGACGTAGCGGCTTGCGTAGGGCACCCTGGCGGCGATGAGGTCGACGTCCAGGACGAGGACGGTGCCATCGACCGTGTCCCCCAGGGGATTGACGTAGCTGGTGCCGTAGGTCGGCGGCTGCCATGCGTTCTGGATGAACCCTTGGTTGGCCAGGGCGCTGGGGATGCTCCCGTTGAGCGTCAGGGCCTCGCCGGAGGCGAAGCTCAGGCTCTCGCTGACGACGAACTTGTTGTACGCCACGACCACCTTCTGCTGGTCCTGGATGGCGCTTCCCGTGGCCGTCCCCGTCACCGCCGTGGCGGGAAGGTCGCTGCCGGGATAGGTGGCGGTGAAGGCCGTGCCGGTCGAGGCGACGACGACGACGGTCTCCCCGTTGAGGAACGCCGCCGCGTTGGCGGCCGGAATCCCGCCCAGAAGGATGGGTGCCCCCGTCCCGAAGTCGTTGGCGCATGCCACGGTCAGGACGTTGCCGGAGATGCTTACTTGCGTGATGGCGACCGACTTGACCTGCGGGAGCAGGGCATACGTGCGGTAGGGCCCGGCGGGCACGATGACGTAGTCGCCGCCCGGGCCGAAGCTGTACAGTATCGAGGAGTCCGTGGAACGGACGGACAGGACGTTGCCGGGGACGCCGTTCGTGTCCACCGGCAGGTCCATCCCCGAGTCGATCAGGACGGGGAGGGGGACGCCTCCCGGCACGCTCGCCTCTATGGTCAGGATGAGGGGGCTGCTTGCCGTGGAGGGGACCTGCGCGGTGTCCCCGGCCCGGTTGGACCCCCCGTCGAGCAGGAAGTCCGAATGGTGCACCAGGGTGACGAGGGCCTCCGGGACCGCCCCCGTATAGCCCGCCTGCCCGACGACGGAATTTACCTTCATCACGGGCTGGTTCTCCGGAACGTCGGACAGGGGGGACTGGATGCGGGCGAGCAGGCTGTAGTTCGCCGAGCCGCCAGCATACGTCACCGCCGCCAGGTTGGTTGCCGGGACGCCGTTGATCAGGAAGGGGACGTAGGCTTGCGTGGGGCCGCTTCCCGTGACCTGGTATGCCATGTCGCCGGGGTCGAGGATGAGGAACCCGTCCGTGTTGTTGAACTGCGCCTTGCCGAGGCCGAGGAAGAACTGGCCCGTGAGGCTGGAGACCAGCAGCTCCACCCCCTGGTAGGGCTGCCACGGCAGCGCCCGGAAGGCGGCGCTCCCTATCTGGAACTTCACGAGCTGGCTGGACTTGGAGACCAGGGTGAGGAACAGGTAGCTGGTGTAGGCCCCGTACGTCCCGGAGTTCTGGTACCGGAACGCCACGATGTCGTCCTCCTCGGACGACGTGTTCCCCTGGACGTAGACGTCAACGCAACCGAAGACGTGCTTCTGGCGGATGGGGTCCCAGTCCCTCTGCATCTCGACGTCCCCTGCCGCCACCACCTCCCCCGCCACCACGCCCGGAGTGGCCAGGGCGGCGGTGAGGTAGCCGTCCCGGGTCCCGGAGTCGACGCCCGTGACCTGCCGCACGGCGATGCGGGATGCGAACTTGGAGTTTATCTCGTCGTCCTGCCCGAACGTGGCGGCGACGGGGTTCGTGATGTTCCAGCCCGCAGGGGCACCGGAGCCTATGGTGCGGATCGTACCGGCCCCCGCGTTCGTGGTGCTTCCGGCAGTCTGGCACGATGCGGGGACCGACACCGCCCACCATCCGTTGACGGGGTCGTAGAAGGATGCCGCGGAGCCCTTGTCCACCACGGCGGAGCCCGTGGTCATGAACGTCAGCGAGGGCGTGTTGCCATCGGGGACCGTGGCGCACAGGATGCCCACGGGAAACGACACCGTGACCGTGGGCTTGACGTAGGTGTAGAACGTGAGGGTCACGACGGAGGATGTGGCCCCTCCGCGAACGAGCCCCACGCTTTCCCCGAGGATGTCGAACTGCTTGTCGATGAGCGTCTGCGTGTCGTTGGCGCTGAGCCCGAAGGCCCGGGAAATCTGCTGCTTGACGGAGGAGGTATTGAACGGGTCGCTGGTCCCGTTGCCGCTTGCGTTGTCCACCTGGCTCATGGCGGACACCGACTGGCTCACCCTGGCGAACCATTCCCTGACGCTCATGTTGGACAGCTCTATGGCCACGGGGTCGATGAGCAGGTCGCGGGGCTCCGAGCGGGGGGTCAAGTCGAGGTCCGGGTAGAGCTGCGTCATGTAGGCAATGAGCCGGCCGGCGATGTCCTCCTTGCGCTGGAGGGCGAGGAAGTCGGTGGGGCTGACCAGGGACAGGTCGGCAAACCCACACGTCACGGGCCCGTTCTGCTGGGATTCGAACACCACGCTGGTCAACGGATCCTGAACGACCGTCGAGAGCATGGCATAGAACTTGGCTGCCCCGTTGACCGCCGAGGGCAGTATGTCCACGTAGTTGTAGGTGAACTCCTGCGTCTGGTTGACCGTGGTGATAACCTGCGTGCCGGTCTTCGGGTCGTAGCTCGTGGAGGTGGAGCTGTCGATGACCTGCGTGCTGGTACGGCTGACCGCGCTGGTGGGGACCACGTCCCCGTACTGGACGTACGGCGGGCTGACCCCGGCAGGGTCGGTGGAGAGCATGACCTTGGTCCCCATGGTCCCCGGGAAGGTCGGCATCAGCCATTCCACCCGGCAGGCCACCTGGGACTTGTAGGAGCTTATGCCGCTCGGGGGGCCGATTACGGCGCTGGAGCCGCTGACGAACGGTATGACGGTGAAGCCGACCGTGGGGCTCACCTCGTAGAGGCCCATGTTCTTCCACGTGGTGCCGCCGTCCTGCGTGATGGTGGCGGGGAGGTCCTGGGCGATCCCCGCAGGGGTGAAGACGACGGGCTGGGAGGCCCCGGTGGGCCCGGTGGCCGCCGTGACGGCCTGCACGTACCCGTTGGCGTCCACGAACCGGAAGCCCACGGCATACAGGGTCCTACCCGCCCACGTCATTATCTGCATGGGATCGTAGTTCCTGGCCAGGAACTGGAGGACCGCCTGCTCGCCCTGCGTGTCTATGGCTATGGTGCCGACGAAATGCGTCTTTCCGGACACGGGGGGCAGGGGTGCGCCGTTTATGGTGACGGTCCCGTAGATCGAGACCTCAAGCCGGACGTAGGAGGAGTCGGCCAGGACGTCGTATGGAAGGACGGTCGAGTCCACCGACATGGAGGTGGCTCCAGCCTGGAGGACCGGCGTGACGAGCGTCAAGGCGCTTCCCGAGATTGGTGGCTGCATCAGTTCCCTACCCTGTCTCTAGTAGACGATACCGTGAAATTGACCGGCAGCGGGGAGGACTGCACCCCGTAGCTGGTGATCGAGCACTCCACGCTCACCGACGTCGGGTCGGGCATGGAGGAGGATATCCCCGTCACGTCCTTGAGCATCTCCTGGAGGCTCAGGTCCTGGACGGTCCTCTGGGCGGCCTGCACGCTCTTAATGTCCTGGAGGGCGTCCAGGATTTGCGAGGACACGTCCGCCTCCGTTATGGCGTTGCCAAACTTCTTCCCCACGTAGTCCTTGATCTTGCAGGTGAACTGGGGATAGAAGGAGCACCTGGAGGTCAGCACGAACTTCAGCACCTTCTGGATCAGCTTGTCGGTGTTCACGACCCTCAGGAGCCCCCCGATCCCCGACATCTTGAGGTCGTTGAGCTGCCCCTGGGCGCTGCACCTCAGGCAGTACGGCTGGCGGGTGATGTACCCCGCCTCGATCAGGGGGACGAACCAGCGCACCGGCTTCCTGAACATGACCTTGTAGAACTGGTCGTTGGTCTGCAGCCGGTTCTCGTCCGCCAGGATGTCGTACCCGTAGGTCGGGTCGTCGGGCTGGACGAGGGTCCCGCTGATGCGCAGGGTGAGGGTGCTCTGCCCGTTTATGGGTGCCCTCATGTTGAGGGAGGTGTTCGCGGCCAGGTGGAGCGTCCTGAAGTCCTTCGCGTCGACGATGTACCTCTCCTCCGAGATGACATGGGGGCAGGGGGCCGTCCGCGTGTTGAAGTCGTAGCTCATGGGTCGATCTGCCCCCTGTCCACTACCCCGAGGGGCGTCCCGACCGGGCTGTGGTTCACCTGCTCAAGCTCGAAGATCGTGGGCGGGTCGGCAGGATGCACCCTGGCATACGGCTGGCCCTTGTATAGGACGGTGTCGTCGACCAGCACGGTCTGGTACTCGGGCTTGGAGAAGTAGCCATCGACCTTGGAGAGGATGGCCTGCAGGCCCTCGGGGCTGCCCTGGTCGGCATCCGCGGGGGGATTGACGAAGTCGTTGGCGTACTGGGCCCAGTCCTCGTGCTTCTCGACGAGGCAGCGGACCTGGTTCATGTAGTAGACCGCGTCCTCGTGCCTCTGGAGCATCTC